ATGATTAATTTTTCATTTGGTCCAAAATTCCAATAAGAACCCGAATTATCACATATAATTATAATTGTTACTGATAACAAAAGTAAAAGTAAATTTGATAATATACATAATTTTAGTTTTTTATTAACATTCATATATAGAATTAATAATAATTTTGTATTTATATATGTCAAAAATATTTAAATTAATTATATCAAATTAAATATCATAAAGATAGTACTTAATTATTATATAAAAACCAAACGAAGAACAAAAAAACTCCGAAAAAACGTTGGGAAAAGGACTAAGAGGACTAATATGAAGTACTAAATAATTTATAGTTTTATAAATTATTTTTAAATAAGATTATAAAAGTTAATCCTGAGAGAAAGATGTCTATTGTGTTAATTTGTGCGTTTATTGCGTTTATGGCGTGTTTTCTTACGTTTATGGCGTGTTTTATTGTAGCCGTTTTTGACAAACTCATCATATACTTTGTAAACCCTGTTAATATATGGGATAATTAATTTTAATTAGCTTGACCGTCGTTGTTACAAATAAATTTTACGGTTTTATCATAGTTGGTCGGCCACGCGGTTGTGTAAGTACCAGAACCAAATTGATCATCTACAGGACCTCTGTCGCCGTAATCTAAACTTCGGTATGGACCCTTAATCTTATCGCTACAATCCGTTACTCCTAAGGTTTGCATCCCTTCAGTGTGGTAGACGGAGTCACCCAATTATTTAATTTCATTCCAACCAGATTTGATAAAGTTCATATATATACGTATTATAAATAATAAAGACACACTATTTCACCTGGCTAGACACCCGCCTCCCTATCGCCCCCGAATCGCCCCCGAATCGCACCCAAGTACACTTCCATCCAAGGTAACAAAGGGGAACTGGATTATCGGGCACGAAATGGATTATCAGCCACCATTCAACGCAAGGTCCACACAAGGTCTACGCAAGGTCTACACAAGGTCTACACTTGATAACACAAGGTCTACACAAGGTCTACACTTGATAACACAAGGTCTTCACAAGATCTACACTTGATAATACAAGATCTACACAAGGTCTACACTTGATAACGCAAGGTCTACACTTGATAATACAAGGTCTACACAAGGTCTACACTTGATAACACAAGGTCTACACTTGATAATACAAGATCTACACAAGGTCTACACTTGATAACGCAAGGACTTTGATTAACACAATGTTAGCACAAGGTCTACACTTGATAATACAAGGTCTACACAAGGTCTACACTTGATAACACAAGGTCTACACAATATCTACACTTGATCCAGACTATCTTTCTCTCAGGATTGAGTTTTATAATCTTTAAATAAAAAAAAAACTATTATCATCATTACTTCATCCACAAATATATATTATCGGGTTCTCTTATTTATATTTACTTTTCAAAATATAATCATGAGAGAAAGATCGGAAATAACACTCTATCACCTGTACAAAACCAGGTACAATATACAAACTTACCGATAATGTTACCATATCAAGTACCCTTGATATGGTAACTGGATTACCGCGCACTGGATTACCACACATTAAATTGATATTTAACTATCACATTAAATTACACTAAAAATGTTTAAAAAAAATAAAATTATTCCGGCAAATAATACACATAATATCACACATAATATCACACATAATATCACACAAAATTACACACAAAACAAAAAAATTACACACAAAATTACACACAAAATTAAACCTAAAATTACACACAAAATTACACCCAAAAATTAACACTGCATCACGGCACAAATCGGCCAGCACACGACAAATCGCTTCACCATTTAACTACCATTTTATTCGGATTTAAGAAGAACGCAGTAATAAAATTGATATAAATTTTTAGTATTTATTTTTATTATAAAAACATGCCTCTTCGTAATGGAAAAAAATACCTCACAGATCACCTTTGTACGTGTAAAAACTTTTATTCAAATAAAGAATTTGATTATAAATGCAGTGAATGTTTTGATTTCTTAACTAAGAACGGCATTGTGTCATGCAAAGAATTTTCAGATAAATGCACCGAATGGGCAGAGAACAATACTATTGATAAAATCGGCCACGATTTTCTTTTAAAAAATAAACATATTTCAGATCAACATCTGCTAAATCTTTTACTCTGCATTTTAACCAATACAGGGAAATACATCACAGCAAAAATAGGCCTTGAACTGTTCAAAGCACGCCGAACCAACCGACGCGGTCATATTATTGGGTCTTTCATTGCGGATTGGTGGAACATCAAGTCTTCCAATGCATCCACAGGACAAAAATGGCCCAGCTATCTTGACTGCTATTATGGAAATTACAGCGAAGATATGGATAAATGGCCCGGTAAAAAAAACACTGTACCTCCGCATAAACCTATTGGACCCAATGGACACTTCAACAACGATATCATCTGCAATCTCAATCTTAATCTATTTTAATGATTTATTGATTTCGGCTCTTGTCGACACCATTTTAACTACGCCATTTAAATTGATTTTCTTACTCCCGAAATAACAACACTATAAAACACACTATCGCACAAAAACCATGGTTTCCATTCTTGAAATATTTTGCATTTGGATTGTCTTATTCGGATTCATTAAAAATATAACAAATTGGAAAAGAAACTCCCTGAATATTGTTATATTCTCCTGGTTATCTGTTAATACATTAAAAAGACTTTCTAGAAATATAGGCTTTAATAATTTTAAAAAAGGTGCAACACTTTGCACCATCAAAAATATCAATAATGACATTATTTGTTTGAATTATTCTGCCATGTTAGTCTTCTTAACAGGTCAAATTTTATGGTCCTACTACGCCTTTCCAAATACTTATACCAAGGTACCCACCACAAAAGCTAGTTTGCTCTACGTCATACATTGCCTGCCAATTTTCATGATATTTTTCGGTTTCCTCCATAATTGGACGTTAAATATGCAATTGGCCTGCGATTTCATCTTATTATATTCTATGTCTCTATTAAGTGAATTCAACATTGACGAGGCCTTGGCGAAAAACGCACAATATTTACACTTTAGAAAAGAACGTGCCAGAAAAAGAAACGAAAGAGACGATAGATACGAAGGTAGATACGAAGATAGATACGAAGATGAACAAATAAAAAAATAAAAAAATGTAAAAAAAGATAAGAAAATGTAAAAAAATGTAAAAAAAGATAAGAAAATGTAAAAAAATGTAAAAAAAAATATGTACATTTTTTTGAGTTTTTTTTACATTTTTTACTTTTTTACGTTTTTTTTATACATTACCAGCAAGTTCTAAGGTGGGTGCCACGGGATAGTAAATAAGCCACCATTGGAGCGTCGTCAGATCCAACACATTTTCATAACATGGGTAAAATCGGTACTTTTCTTTTTTGCCCAAACCATAACCCTTATTTTTCTCCAATTCTTGAACGGTATATATATGTTTATCTCCGCGAACCGTACATTCAAATTTACCATCAACCATTTTCCTGATTCGTGGTCCTTTGCCACCAAACATAATTTTAAGGTTGTCCGAGTACCATTTCCTCCCCTCAAGTTGTCCAGCTTCGCCCATGAATATTTTGATTGTTGGTCCTTCTCTTATTTCCTTTTCATGAATATATTCCGAGGTTTTTCGTTTAATTTCCTGTCGGATGGTTTCTTTGTCCATTTTAGTTTCATACCCATCTTCCCCGAGCTGAGCTTGATCTAGAAGCCATCTGCTGGTATGTTCTTGGACGAGACACCCCGTATGAAATTTTTTGCTTGAATGAACTTTGACGGGTGCATAACCTTCAAAGTCGCGAATATTCCCCTTCAAACGACCATACTTTTGCGATCTCTCCATATTATTGTTTGCGATGGCAGGCCCAAAAATACCGCGAGTGAATAAAAGTCCTCTTTTCTGAAATGAGAGTCCCCTGCCTGGAACCATCCCCCCCGTAATAACTAGTGGTTTTTTGTACTTTTTTGCTAAGTTCAGCGCCCATTTCTCAATAATATCGTTGATAGATGATGATTGGATTTCTTTATGTGAGAACACTGTCGCGTGGTTGTGGGTGCCCTCCACATCCACAACGCTATGATACGTTCCCTTGAATTTCCCATTTAAGACAACCACTACTGCGCCCTTTTCAATTAGCATATTAGTCATCGCGTTGTGCGATTTTTGCTTATGTCCTGATGGGATGAACGCATAATCCCCGACTTTCAATGGATGAGCATCCAATATTCGTTTAGCATAACCTACATTGTCCTCTCCCATCTGCGGTTCAAATACAACGTGATCAAAATCTTTAACACCAATGTAATTTTCACTTAACGATGGGCCATCAGTGTATGAAGGTGCTAGAGAGAGCACTGTGTACACGGAGAAAAGGCCACCCCTTTCGTCTTCCGGTGTCGCGTCAATAAAATAAATTTTGTTCACATTATGAAGAAGCTCCCAATTTCGGATTCGGTTGTGCATTTTTTCACTCGTAGCTACTTTTGAAGCTTCATCAATGTAAACTTCAAAATTATATTGAGGCTTACGTTTAGCCATTTTTGTCAGAAATTCATCAATGTTTTTATGAAGTTGTTTTGAATGCGCGCAACAAACAATCGAAGAAAATTTTAATTCGTTGTCATAAAATATATCTAGTAAATCAGCCGCACTTTTTGCGTCCGAACTTACAGAGCTTGATATTTCACAAATGTTACCAAGGCCTTCAAACTTGTTGCCTCTTTCTTTAGTTTGTGAAACTTGAAGCAAACTGTTGTCGCAAAATACGATAGATATCGTATTTTCCGCTTTGTACTGAGTTACCATGCGTGTAAGAACCTCGCGTGTTTTACCGGCTTGTTCGGGTTTGACAATTAGAAACAACTTATCCGTTACTTTTTTTAAATTAACCGCTAATTTCACCGAGGGTGCATCGTATTTATGGTCGTTTTTCTTCCACTTTTGGATGATATTGCTCTTCAATTCAACATACTCGCTATATGAGATTAGGTTTTTTGTGAATAGCTCATTATATTGTTTTAGCTGACCGATATCAATTGATTTTTGAGACATTTTAAATGAAGGTTTTGTCTAGGTTTGCTAATGAACCGTTTAATACGCATTCAATCAATTTATATAAAAAAAATGTACATTTTTTTCTTGAACGATAAAGGTAATTAAAAGTTAATAGAATTACACCAACAAGAGCCTCTAATTAAACGAGAACCATATTTTTTCATTAAAGTTAGAGTTACATTTTTTTCAACTTAATAACAAAAAATATGTACATTTTTTTATTGAGTTTTTTATTGAGTTTTTATTGAGTTTTTATTGAGTTTTTAATCGTCATTGAATAAACTTTGACAAAAAGCACCGATATATATTCCACACAGAAATGACCTATCTTTATCAGTTCCAAATAATATTATGTAAAATGGGGCCAAAATAGAGATAAATAATATAAACATCACTGTGATTTTTTCTAGCAGGCCAATTGGCCCACGTTGTATTTTTGTTTTTAATTCTTTACATTGTGGTAAAAAGTCAGGTGGAAATTCCACGCTAGATGTATCAAGACATTTGTAATTATATATTAAATGCTGTACCTGCGATTTTCCCACATTAGAATTTATGACATTTGAAGACACATAACCTATTGCGAAACCGTTTGTGAAAGAATCTGCCAGCGACGGGGCAAATAACCCGATTAAGATAACTGCAAATAACATATTGGTTGGTGAAATATGTTAATTGGTTTCATAATTAATCAATTTATTTAAGCTGATTAACCTATTACATCGTTTTTAAAAAAAAATCTTCCTTTTTCAATTTGCTGGAGTTTTTCTTGTTTTCCTCTTCTTTCTTTTTGCTTTTCCTCTTTTTTTCTTTCTTTTTGTTCCTGCTCTTTTTGTTCCTGCTCTTTTTGTTTTTCCTCTTTTTGCTTTTCCTCTTTTTGCTTTTTTCTTCTTTTTCATTTTACCCCCGCCAAGACTTTTATCAGGTATGGCGGTAAGAATATCAGCGGCTGAATTATATCTTTCTTTAATATCAGGACGCTTCATTTTTGCGTACCACTCATCTTCGTCCCATACCTTGTTTGCTGTCTTCACCAACAGATTCTCGTACAGCAACCCTAAAGCCCACAAATCTGCTCTGAAATCGTAACCACGTCCTCTGGCAGCAGACTTAATTTCCGGAGATTGAATAGAAATTGAACTCCTCGTGTTGTCAAATTGCATGGTAGCTGTACCGTCGTCATTATAAATTGCTTGCGAGTAACCAAAATCAATTATTTTAACAATGGGTATCTCATTTGCCAACATTGCTTCTAGATCAGGCAAATTGCCAGTCTTCAATACGATATTTTCGCTTTTAATATCAAAATGGGCGCGTTCTGCCTTCTTGTGCAAACATTGCACTCCTTCCACGATTTGTTTAAAAATAACATTCATATTGCGGGCCAACCAGTCGGAATTGACAACGTGCCGAACGATACCAAAGTTATCTTTCTGAACGGTGCCATTTTCACGGTGTTCCGATTGGAAATCTATTAAATCTGGTCCTAATTTTTCCATTATTAAGTAGGTGCCGATATAAAGCCCACCTGAAGAATATTTGCCGTAACCATAAGTTTTTGCAACGAATTTTTCGCCGCATTTTTCAGAAATTTCGGAGTGCAATTTATTCCCTTGGAACTCGCTCTCAATACCACCGTACAACTTAAATGCGGCGTGATTTGATAATCTTATACATTTATCTTCCACTTCAGTTTCATCATCTTCGTCTTTATAATGAAATTCAAATACATCGTTAAAGGTGCCGGATCCCAATGTTCTACTGTTACCTTGATCAACGTCTGTCGGACCCAAATAAATTTTACTCATTTCGTTTTGCGGATTGGCCAATATGTTTTGAAATTCGGTCTCGTTTTCCGGATGTAGCGTTATTTCCCCCTCTTTATCAAGCGGCACTGGTAAAAAATCAAACGGGTACTTGTAAATATTATCGTGCTGTTGATCTCGTGTTCTCACTATCCTGACAGGACGAGGCTCTCTTGCATTAAACAATTTAATATCACCTGACTTGGGTGTTTTTTGTTTTTTTTTTTTAGCCGTGACTGTTTTCCGTCTAAATTTTTTGAAAGCTTGATTAACATCTTCAGGAGCACTTTCGTCACCAGAGGTACCTTCTGGAGAAACTTCAGCACCCGTAACTTCATAGAGGTTCCCCCGTTTTCTTTTTCCAAGTAAAGAAGAAAGGTAGCTGAACATACTGTTTGTATTATAAATATATTTTAACCTGAATTTATATATTTGGACACTCAAGAAATTACAAGATTTATTGCTAAACTTAAAAAAAAATATGGTACATTTTTTTAAGTTTTTTTTAGTTTTTTAGTTTTTTAAGTTTTTTTTTAAGTTTTTTTTAGGTTTTTAATCCAGCACTAACGTATCTTTTTCAATATCACCTTGAGCTTCGTCGTAATAAAATCCAATTATTTCAAAATCTTCAGCATCGTCATCAAATCTGTAAACGCCATTATCGGAATCTTTAAAAATGGTTTCGTCGCCGGTGTAGCTGCTATGTGTCCATTCGGTAGGGAGATCATCATCTTCCTCGGAAAATTCATCCTCGGAAGAATCTCTCATTTCCTCCTTAGTTTCACCTTTAAATTCAACGGCTTTCCCAGCAGCTTTCAATTCAGCAGCTTTCAATTCAGCGGTATGCAATTCGGCATCGGCTTTCAATTTAGCCTCGGCTTTCAATTTAGCCTCGGCAGCTTTCAATTCCATAGCTTTTTTGAATCCCGCAGCTTTCTCAGCTTTCAATTCCATAGCTTTTTTGGCTTTTTTGGCTTTAATTAAGGCAATTTTCTCGGCTCTTTTTTTTGATTTTTCATCTTTTTTTGATTTTTTTGATTTTTTAGGTTTTGCTGCAACAGGAGCAGTAGTTGGCTCGGCAACAGGCTCGGTAGTAGGCTCAACAGTAGGCTCAACAGTAGGCTCAACAGTAGGATCAACAGTAGGCTCAACAGTAGGATCAGCTGCGTTGGGTGTATTCGCTGCAATTAAAATTTCAACCATGTTATCAGCTTTAGGCTGAGTAGGTTCAGAAGCGGCAATAAAAGGCGTTCCAAATTGACGAGTAAATTCAATTTTATCCGACTCTGACCAATTTGAGGGTACTTTCATAACAATCGTATCTCTAGGCCACGCACCACGCTCGGAGTCTTTTCTTTTGGCAACGCGAAGAGAACAACCATTGATACCTTTCATAATTAAGCCAGATTCAGCAGTAATTTCCTTAACGGTGTAACCGGGACCGGCTGCTGCCTTTTTGGCTGCTCTAGCCTCGGCTTTAGCTAAGTTTTTCGCAATGAGTTTCTCTTCTTTAAGGCGATCGCGCTCTTCTTTTCTAACAAGATTGGCTTCAGCGCGTTCAGCTAATTGCTCTGGGGAGAGTTTTCGGCTTTTCGTAACTGGGGCTTTACTGCTAAGCGTAGCCACGTAAGTGGAAATGATCCCATCTAATTCACCGGGTTTACATGGTTCCCCGTTGTTGTGGGGGTTGCTACTGGTGGTAGTAATGAAATCCTTAATCGCGAAAGCGAGGAAGCGTTGCTGAGTAATTGACATGTTGAATGTAATAGACATATTTAAGTTGAATTTAATGAGTTTTTAATTGTTGTTTTGTTGGTTTATACTTTAAATCATTAAGAGAATATTTAACATCAATTTAATTTTACATTATTGTCAAGAGTCCTTGTTTTATAGATATATTGTCAAGAATAGTGTATATTGTCAAGAATAGTGTATATTGTCAAGATATGGGTAATTGTCAAGATATATGAGTATATTGAGGATATATTGTCAAGATATGGTATATTGTCAAGATATGGTATATTGTCAAGATATGGTATATTGTCAAGATATGGTATATTGTCAAGATATGGTATATTGTCAAGATATGGTATATTGTCAAGATATTGAGGATATATGGTGATTGTCAGGATATTGAGGATATATGGTGATTGTCAGGATATTGAGGATATATGGTGATTGTCAGGATATTGAGGATATATGGTGATTGTCAGGATATTGAGGATATATGGTGATTGTCAGGATATTGAGGATATATCCGTTATTATTGAATATATCCGTTATTAATGAATATATCCGTTATTAATGAATATATCCGTTATTAATGAATATATCCGTTATTAATGAATATTGTCTTCCAATGGGAAATATGGATATGGTCTTCCATTGAGAAATATGGATATTGTCGGTGTTATTGAGCATGTCAAGAATATGGTTAGAAAAATCCCCCCAATATTCTTGCCAAAAAAAAAATAAATCGTATGAAACTAACTTTAAAATTACCTTTAAAGTTAGTATTGAATAACCACATTATTAATGGTTGTTAAGGTGTAATTATGGTGTGATTTAATTTAAGGAATTCGTGCACATATTGAACATAATGCGATTAAGAAAGTATAAAATTAAAAAGTGCAAAGGAATCAACACACAGGATAAAGTATTTTGCAACGAAAAATTCTTTTTGCTAAACATTGCTGTTACGCAACCGAAAACGGAAGCGATGAATGTTAATAAAAATAACATTGCTAACGCATAAAAATAGTAGCAGTAATTTTGATGCAAAGGACCAACGAGGGAATCAATAAATTTCATCATTATAATATATGTAATTATTTTATTTTTCCAAGTGAAAGTTTAATTCACTGATAAAACTACCACAAATTTTTGATAAATTTGTTTTTTTTTCACCTGATATTTTTATTTGATATTTTTTTATAATTCTTTCTAAATCATAGGCCTCGGATTCTTTCAATTTGTCGTCAATGCTGGCCCAACCGCTATAATTTTTAAAGGGGTCCATAATTTCGCTCATGAACAAATTATTTTCAGAAACGGGCTTGCGCGCTTTATAGCAACATTTGCTTAAGATGTGTCCCTTTTCAATTTCTGCCTGTTTAATCTCATTTGCAAAAATTTGATCAATAATTGAAAATGCAGATTTTAACAATAATATCATTCGCAGCGCCTCATTTTTTGTTTCAAATGCTATTTTTAATTTTTTTTTACGTAAAATAATGGTTATTTTGTTGGAAGCAACCGATTTATTATTCATTTCACATTGAAGATGGTTAATTCTGTTTGTGATATCTTTTAACCTTATAACGTATTCCCTCCGTTTATTCTCAATTTTTTTAATAATTGAAAAAACATTTAAATTATAAATAGTTAAGTACCGGTACCGTATTATTCTGGGCACGACAAATTGATTTGTTTCCTTAATTTCATTAATTTTATCCTTTATCATTTCCATTTTTTCTTCAACCATTTCCTCAATTTTATCCATATACTCTTTATCATCTTGTCTATTTGCCGATAATAGAAAATATCCTGATGAAAATTCACACATGGACTGCAATTTATCATATTGGTGAGCGGATGTTTTATGAGCTTCTGATTGTGCGTCCAATTTTAAATAGCTGACAATCGCTAATAAAAAAGCTATCATCGCAGAAATTGCCGATAATATGGTCATACCCATTTGCGTTTTATCTACCACGCTAGTTAATACAGAGGTAAGCGACGATAAAAATATAGCAGGAAACATGAGAAAATTTAGTCTCGTTTCGCAGTAAAATTTTGATTCCATATAAATTAATTTTTGACCCCGCACATACGTTGCTAAAATATCCATCGCATATGAATAATATTCGCTGGTATCGTAGTACATTTTTTGTATGCTTTTTTCTACGTCAAAATATGATACGTAATTGTAGTAATTCCCATTTCCAGTTATTGAATGACTGTAATCAAAATCATAACTAACGTCTTCAATATCGCTGCACATTTTTTTTTCTTTATATAACCTTAAGCTCGGTTTCCCTTTCAAATCTGAATTATTTTTCCATTTTTTGAAACCTTCCATCAACGTTCCTTTTTTTATTTTTTCTATAATTTTATTAAATTTATTTAATAATTTTATATCAACCGTTTTTACATTTACATTGGAAACCTGACAAGCGGTTATATTACTAGAAATATCGTTATTGAGGACATTCCCGCAGAGGCCCTTTTCAATAGTATTGACATCCTGTATATTATCGGAAATGTCATTTATAGTGATAATAACATGATCCATATATATAAACCTTTATATTTGAAATTATGTATTTTTTAACGCGAATTTCACAGGTATTGTATTGGCCAATGTTTTTTTAATAAATGACATATCCTTATCCATTGTCTTTGAATCTTCAATTGGTCCCAGAATAGACTTTACCATTTTTTGCCACTGGTTTTGAAGTGTGTTATTTGATAAAAAAGATGGGTTTTTGTCTTCCCATTTCTTTAATTTTTTCATTTGTTTGATTTTTATTTCATGAATGGATTTCTCAATTTTCTCATGTTCTTCGTCTTTCTTCCAGATATTATCATCTTTTACATAAAAATGTAGCCGTTTTTTATCGCTGCAATGGATCGGCCTTTCCGAAGGCTGTAAATCTTTTAATTGTTTGGTAAATATATTTGTGACACCTTCAACATAACCATGTCGCTGCGTGTACATCAAATCTTCCAAAGAAATGTTCAAATTTTCAACGAAATCATTTAAATTCATGGCATTTTTGCATTTTTCATTTAAATAAACATTTATTGATATGTTATTTCCAATTCTCGGTATAATATCTATATTTTCTTGAATAACTTTTTCCATTAATTCATGTGATTTATTAAGTTGTTGTTGCTGTTCCTTAATGATTGTTATTAATTCTTTAAAATTCTTATTGTCATGTTTTTCCACCACCAAATTTTTATCTACTGGAAGTATACTTTTACATTTATGTCTTGATAAACCACTTGCAAATTTATATTCTTTGTGACATGATAAACAGCGCGGTTTTATTTTTTTATGTTTTAATGTTTTACAATGTCTTCTGTAGTCTTGTCTATCATTCGTTAGAAAATCACATATTTTACAAGTAAAATTTGATTTCATGTCTAATATACTATTGTAATATTTTTTTATATTGGTTTTTTAATTCAAAAAAGTCGTTTTTTTTAAATCCAAAAGTCGTTTTTTTTCGTTTTTTTGGAGTTTTTTTTTTCATTTTTTGGTCAAAAAAAAGTCGTTTTTGGACCTCTTACGAAGAATTCAAAAATAAAAAAGCTTAAACTTTTTACCCTTACCATTTACCGTTTAAAATATTTTGCAAAAACACACGAAAATGTGTTCTTTCCTGGTCAGGTTTTTTCACAAACTGTTGAAAATGACCATGAGCGCTGCATAAAAAAACGACCTATTTTTTCCGTCACCGCATAGTCAGTAAGAGGGGTCTCTACCAGAGAAAACTGCTAAAAATGCTGCACGGGGTAATGTAGGCATTTATTTGCGAGCTGTAAACACGTTTTACATGACGTTATGCAGCCAAAAGGCTCGTTATCATTTGTTACCATTTCGGCATTTATGGTAAGGGCTGTTTTTTTGTAAAAATCGGATTTATGGTAAGGTTATGGTAACCCGGTACATTGGAGGTCAACTTGTTGAAAATTTCCTTGATTGGGACCACTTTTTGAGGCCTTTTTGGGCCGTTTTTGGGCCGTTTTTTTGAGTGTTTACCCATGATTTTTGGCCCAAAAAGGGGCGTTTTGGGCCGTTTTTAGAGTTTTTTTGCACTTTTTTTGAGAAAACTATTTTGGCCTTTTTACACGCTAAACGCTCTAAAAAACGTTGAGCTAAAAAACGCGTTGTTACCATAAAAAAAGTTTGATCACTTTTTTAGCAAAACTTTTTTCAGAATCTTGATTTTGGACATTTATAAATGTCCAAAATCGTCTTTTCCAAAATACTTTTGACTTTTTTTACATCAAACTTTTTTTTATGGTAAGAGAGTAAAAATAAGTTAATAATAAATTGCTAGGACACAAACCATAAAAACGCAAAATAGTTTTCTGAGATTTTTGCAATTTTTGAACGCGTTTTTCGTGTGCGGGGGGGGAGAGCTCAAACTGCGTTTTTGCCCTTTTTTTGCCTTTATTTTTTTGTGTTATGTACACAACGTATAAATTATATATTTTATTGTTACCATATATAGTAATAATAAAAAAGACCAAAATAATGGCAAAAATTGATGTTTTTTTTTATTAAATTTATAAATTATATTTATAAATTATATTTATAAATTATATATTTATTCGTTAAATAAGGTAATTAAATATATGGGCAGTCCATATAAGCACTCTTGCATATAAAAAATATTCACTAAATCAGTATGAATTGATCGCAAATCATTATATAATCTACCTTATATTTAGTTTCAAACTTTTTTTCATCGCTGGCATTATATATTTCCACGTCAATCGTATCTTCGTGTGCTTCTTCTGGTTCTTCTTCTTCTGGTTCTTCCACTGCTTCTTCCACTGCTTCTTCCACTGCTTCTGCTCCTTCTGCTTCTTCTGGTTCTTCTGCTACGTATTCCACGTCTTCAGGTAATTTTGGTTCTAATGTCGCCGATAAATTTTCAGCATAAGTTTTTTCCAGGTCCCATTCGGTCCCATGTTTTAAAAGCCATTTTTGTTTGAAATTAGTTTCACCGTTCATGAGATATTTCATTGATTCGTCCATCAAATCGCCAATAGTATCTATCAATCGCCTACTTCGCGATGTTGTTTCATTGAATGATTCTGATCCACATTTATCAACGGTTGTTTGTAGAATTACTTTATAATCTCGCGTAGTTGGTATTTTAAATGCTTTTTTAACCATGGGTATATTCCTTTGTATATCAATTTATTTTTAAATTTTTAAAATTGCATGCGTTTTTATATGTCCATTATAATAAACATGGTTATAAATGAGTTTGGAATCGGAACATATATCCGAATATGATTTATCCAATAATTTAATAGGTACTTCTGTAGGTACTATAAATGAAAATAAACATATAATCATGAAAATATTATTAATTTCCGGGTTTGTTTTAACAGAGATTTCGCAGCTAGATGGTTTATTGATCCCGAGAGATTTATTGATTAATGATTCAAAGTATGAAATAATAAAGGAATATTTAGAAAAATTAAAGAAGCATGAATTATTTAGCAGTACATTTCTGACAAGTTTGCATAAAGACGCTGGAAAGAAACAAAAGTGGCCATTATTGAATTTAGTACGGCAAATCTTGAAAGTGAATAACTTTAATATGAAACCTATTAGAAAATCTGACGGAAAAACAAAATTGGGTAAAAAAAAATATGTAAGGTTCTTTTTGATAGATAAATTTAAAGCCGTATAATTTTTTTTTAAAATTGATTTATGAGAATTAACATATAATAAAGTTAATTCTCAAAATGGTACGTAAAGATTTTAATACTTGTCCCATTGACTTCATCATTAAATTGAAAAGGGTATTTGTAAAAATACCTAAAAATTTAATAAAAGATTACAAATGTAAAAGCTTTGGAAATGGTCCAAAGAAAAGGAAATCCTTTAAAGAAAGGAAAGCAAAACGTATTTTAAAACAAGTCAATGGTGCAAAAAAAATGGGGTTTGTGTCAGGTAAAAAAATAATGATAGGAATTTATAAGTATTTATATATAATAAATATCATTTCAATAAATGAAAAGGGTATTATTGTATCTATTTGTGGAGAAAAGGAGCAATATTCATTGAAAAATCTAAAAATCATGCATAATGAAGGGCTACGTTTAATAGAAATAAAAGAAAGGAAAAAAAGAATAAAAAATGTTATTTACCAATAACGTATAACAAATTTATTATAAATTTATAATGTATATTTTTTTTAATGACGATATATATATGGCGCAATTTCTAGCAGGATTAACAACCGGAATATATATAGGAACACACTATGATTGCAAACCTATTCTTAAAATAATGGTATCTACATTCAATCAATATTGTCCAAAAAAAGAACCTGATGACTTGAAGGATGACTTGAAGGATAAAAAAGAACCAGTAAAAGAACCTACAAAAGAACCTGTAAAAGAGCCAGCACCTGCCAAAAATAAATGGTTTTAAGCATACATATGTAATTTTTGAAAATATGCTTTCAATTTTTTTCCATGGTTGCTTTTATGTGAAAATTTATATTCAATTTCCAATTCTGGTGTTTTTTCATAGGTGTTAATTCTATTTAAATATATACCATCCATGCCATATTTTGCGCAATTATGAAAATGCCACACATTGTTTTGATCATATTGTTTTCGTACAAGTTTATAAAAATTAATTTCAGAATTAATTTTTATTTTTTTATTATAAATATTTAAATTTGGTGGTCCAGAAGAAAACCATATAATTTTTTTAACTATATCCGAAGGCAATGTGTTAAATATATTCATGTTTATTGAAAATGTTATGGAAATGTTATTGGAAATGTTATTGATTATCAATTTTATTAAATAACGACGGGATCGTATAAACGTTATTTATTTTGATATCATTTTTATCAATTGTAGTGGTTGTTGTTTTAGAATACTTTGCAATAATTTTTGGATTCGTGATATTGTTAATAATATCATGATGATTATAGACATTATTATCATTATCAATATAATAAATGATGCCGCCGATATCTTGAGCCCAAATTTCTTTTTTTGTGATTTTAGTAGTAGTTTGGTTATCATTTGAAATTTCTCCATGTGGGATGCCTTTAATATGTGTCCCACAAAATTTTTCCGAATTCTTTTTTCGCCTGGTACATTGTTGATTATTGGCTCTAAGAGCACAACATCTTTCGTGAAATGGTACAATATTTTTAACACGTTTGCGTTTTGTAAAATCTAGTTTAGTGATTTCAATAGTATTATAATCAAAGACAAATTGTATTAAATTGTGGTAATCATCTTTGGATAAATCATTCAAGTTCTTATCAATATAATCTTTGATGTTATATTTGAACTCTTTGATATAATCGTTGCATTTATTTGCTAATCGTTTTTCCATGGTTATATAAAATTATTAAGTTATTTTTAAATATATTAATTAATATAAAAAAAAATCAATTTAAAGAAATTTGTTTTTTTTGAAAACCAGATTAACGAATATTACCAAGGGTTTTAATTAAATTGAAATTTGTTTTTCTATATAATCGTTATTTTATTGCACCGTTTAACTATTCAACCAAAAAAATGAGTTTTTCAAATCCACATCAAATAAGTTATTGTTCCATTACATATGAAGATTTTAAAAATGGAGATTTTGTAACGTACTTGCCTTGTAAACATTTTTACGATCCAACTGCTATAGCAAATTGGATTTCAAATAATAACACCTGTCCGTTATGTAGAATGGAAGTTACAGACGCCGATTTAATTTCCAAAGTATTTTATAAAAAGCCTGACTCCGCACCATCAGCACCACCAGTATCCGCACCATTAGCATCAGCACCATTAGCATCCGCACCACCTGTAGAAAAATCAAAATATGTAATTTGTCCAAAATGTAATAAATCAAAATATAGAAATAATTTTAAAGGTCATGACAGAAATTTTAAATGTGGTGGGTGCAGAAAAAAAATGATCATTGTCAATATTGACAATGACCATATTGACAATGACCATATTGACAATGACCTGGCGATGGTTATGGCATATAGTTTAATTCATTATTAGATAATCATTTATATTTCAACTTTTTGGATCGTGAGATATGGTATATATAATCGGATTTGCTTATTCCGAAATCCGCCAATAGCCATCTAATGACGGATAAATATTCCATATCTTCCAATTCTTTTATTTTGCTATAATTGTCAATGGGTTTTAAATAAAATCCACAAATGGATGTAGAGCTTTTAGCGCCATATAAGGCGATTTCGCAATTAACAGCTTTCTTTTTAGTGTAAGTATCTAAATTATTGGCACCTGTGGATAACCATAAAATATAAGATTCAACTTCTTCGGGTAATTGTGTGAAAATGCATTTATTTAAATGTGACATTTTTATATTTGCAATATATTTTTTTTAACGATGTTAATCAATTTATTTTTAGATTATCCCTTTGTTCTTTTTCATGGGCGTCTTTAGCATACTGCGCTTCAGCTACTGCTACTCTAGCTTCTTCTTTTAGGAACTTGGCGGATTCTCCTAATTGACCATCACGAGACCCATCTATTTCTTTTTCTTCTGCTTCATCGTTATCGGTTTCATTTTTTTCTTTATTTTTTATTTTTTTGAAAAGAGAAGCTATTTGAATGCCTGATTTAAATGGGAATATATAACTAGCTTGGTGTGGTAAAACTAAAGTGAAAATAAATAAGGCATTGACCCAAATAATCCAAAAAACGGTACCTCCGGCAGATACAACATTTGGCATTAATCGTGGTAGCAATAATAACATAAAATTAAGGAATAAAAAGAAGGAAATAATATAGAAAAATTTCATATATATATAGATATGAAATTTTATATAGAATTTATTCGCTAATTATTTGTATATCGTCTAATTTATTAAAATAAAATGTGTCATTTTCAATATTACTAAATTTTTCAAAACAAATACATCGTAATATTTTTTTTATTTTTACAATTTTGCAATTTTTAATTGAATACCCATTTGAATAAGTAAACAAATCTAGTACATTTTGTGTTGTATAAATTAAAATGGGAAATGGTTTTTTTACCAACGACAATAATTCTGGTTTTTTATAAAATATATTATAAGTATTTTTGCGTATTGGTATATTGAATATAGATTGAAGTTGTACAATTTCGTATATTGTGGTCCAAAAAAAATCACTTTTTTTGTTATAAGTTGGTATAGATGTCTCTTTTGATTCATAAAATAAATAAAAATCCTCACCATCTTGTAAAAATTTACGAAATTGTGCATTAAATGGTTTTATTAAAATATGGATGTCCTTTAATGTTTGTGATTTGCTTTCATTAAAATTCACATGTAAAAATCCACATTGTTTATCACGATGAAGGTAAAATGTTAAAAATTGCGATTGATTTGTATTGAATAAACATAAATAAAATTTGGATTTATTACATGGATTAATAGCAGAGATGTTATTTATCGTCATATATTTGAATATCATTTTTTTCTCCTTATATTTTCTTTAATTTTTTCTTCTCTTGAATCTAAAATAAACTCGCCCAATTCTTTAATAATATCTGTATTTGTTTTAAAATATTTTTTTAAAGATAATAATAAATGTTTTTTGCTTAGTGGTGCTTTTACTTTTTTCTTCGTATAAATAAGTTTTCCATCTTTGACATCAAAACAATCAATTTCATTATCCCTCATGGTATTTACTAAAGAAACCGTGTAATTTTTCTTTTCTTTTCGTTTGTCCTTAATTATTTTTTGTAATCCTTTAATTTCTGAATCCAATGTCAACCATTTTTTTACATTATTAATTAATTCTTCTTTATCTGTCATTAATAATTTAATATTTAATAATAATTTTAAATTATTTTTTTAGTGAATTATTTTAGTGAATGATTTAAATTTATGGTACTTATAATTACCGTTTACAAAATCGTGGTAATAGGTTGATAAATATGTATTAAAATTCGTATTATTTTTTAAATATAATTTAGGAATATTATTAATATCAATAATAATTTCATCTATTTTTTTAATTTGAGTTTCATCGGTATGTATTTTGCAAGCATATTTGTTATAAAAAATAGGTGAAATATGCGTATCCTGTAATTTATCAGAGCAAATCATAAATTTTGAACATCGTGTTCCTTTTTTCGTCATATGTTGACATCTGCATCTGAAATAACTAGTATTCTTGGTTACATGTAATTCTGGAAAATCATATTTTATAAGGTTGTAATTTTGTTTTGATTTAATAAAGAAAGAGTCCTTATCAACAGTTTGTATAATGATATTTGTTTCAGTTTGTATAATTTCGTTAATTATTTTTGTAGCATTCTGTATAATTTCATTTTGAATTCCATTCGGTGCTTCATTTTGAATTCCATTCTGTATTCCATTCATTTTTTTTTGATTGTCATTTTTTTTTTTGATCCTATTTTCAATAATGTTCAAATGTTGTTTACAATAATTATCACAGATTTTTCTTTCACACTTTTTATTTTTTTTCTTTCCGGATAAAAAGGTGTATTTACATTTATTTGGTTTATAAGCGTATTTTTCAGGCCAATTAACAAAAATAATTTTTTCGTAACCATCTATGAAGGGTAATATTCCATTTTGTGTAGTTCTGCAATATGGACATTTTATCTGTTTATTCCCCAACCGCTGTGTTTCAAGGTAATTGACCTTTTTTTTTTGAATTGTAATTTCGTTTAATAGTGGTAAATAATTGAAAGAATGGTTGCAATATAATGTTATTTGTGTTTCATCTAACTTTTCATTGGAAATCAAGCACTTTTTTTCAGTTGTATCTACAACTTCATTTAAAGCCTTCAATAAATGTTCATTGAAAGAAATTGTAGGCATTTATAAAATAAAATAATATATCTTTATATTAATTAAACAATGTCTAAAAGGTGGGCAACACCAACGTGGTATTTTTTACATATGTTGATAGAAAAGATAGATGCTAGGCATTATGAGAGGATAAATAAGGAATATATCGGTATAATTATTGAAATTTTTACAGATTTACCATGTCCATATTGCAAAACGCACGCGTTGGCATATGTAAAGAAACATAATATCTACAATATGAAAACAAAGGAGGATATGAAACAATATTTGTTTACTTTTCACAATCAGGTGAATACACGAGTAGGAAATCCTATAAAAGATAGGGCAATATTTAATTTTTACAAAAGGATGAATACGGTGGCTGTATCTAATTATTTTATGAAAAGATTTTTTGCGAGCAACCCTTTATCAAAAAGTTTTAATGGTTGGCAAAGTGATTTGAAAAAAAATTTATTAACATTTCTAAATAAGAATAAATCTTATTTGGCTGGTTAGTTTTACGAGAGTTTTACGAGTGTTTTTTTACATAATAAATGTTTGATCGCCTTGTTTACATCTGAATCTAGTTTTCCCCAATTTACATTTTTTCATGGTACTTTCTTTGCCAAAATATAAATATTCTGGTCCGGGCCATTTTGAATTTAGTATAATCTGCTGCCATATTACGCCGACAAATGCACCTAAAGCCAAACCTTTTAAAACATTCGGTGGAGTTGAGCATCTATTTTTCTGTCTTACTAATAAATCAATCGCCCCAATAACAACGAGGCTAATTAAAAAAGACCACCCTACACCATTGGGATTTGATAAAATACTCTGCAAAATATAAGTAATGGTAAAAGCGTGAAAAATACCATGTGAACTTGGACCCGATAACATACCGTAAGAAGCGTTAAATGGTCCATCAAAGGTTAAACATTTTTGTCTCCAAGTATCAAATTGGATAGATCTATCTTGAATATTATTACTATTTGAACCGCCGGCTCTCAATAGAATTCCAAAAATAATAGCAATAAATAATCCAAACAGCCAGACGACCCATTTAACGTGTCCATTAAACGCCCCTTCTAAAATAAAATAGAATGTGATAAAAATAGGAGATACGGATGAAGCAAATACAATAACATTTTTAGGATTAAATAGTAATGGCATATATATATTATACCAATATATATATTTACACTTTTTTTTGAAGATTAAAATGCAGGTTTTAAAAAAATAATTGACCCTTTAATGAATTATCCGTGACAATCGTGCATTTTATTATGTATATTATTACAAACCGCGCAGTCAACCACATAGCAAGATTCCTTTGAATTACATTCATGGTATATCCCACACCATATGCTACTACACTACTTACAACCAATAGGAAACCATAAGCATCATTAAAATCCTTTTTTTAAACGATGACTTGTTTTTTAAGAATATCAAATTCCTTTTTAAGAATATCAAATTCCTTTTTCTGGATATTATGAGTAGCCTTATTGATAGTTCCAAGTTGTTTCGCATTGACAAAAGTTCTCAGAATTGGTGAGAAGGTTCTAATAGTCTTAAACATTTATAATTATATAAATGTTTAAATTTATTTTTAAAATTTCAATTTATTTTCCCAATTTATTTTCCCAAAAATTAAACGAATACTAACGGAAAAACTTCTTTAATATTTGAAACTTTATGAAAAACGATACCAGTTAAATCAATATTTGTGAATTTTTCTAAAAAAAGATCATAATCCTTTGTATTTGTTTTTGGGAAAATGAAAGTTTTAACGCCGGCTTTTAGTCCTCCTAAAATTTTCAATTCAAGTCCTCCAATCGCCGTGATATCACCTTGTAGTGTTATTTCGCCCGTAATTGCAATATTGTTTTTAATTTTCTTAGAATTTATCAAACTATAAATGGCGGTAGTTATTGCTGTCCCCGCACTCGGACCATCTTTTGGGACAGAACCTTCTGGACAATGGATATGAATACCGTTTTTTATTTTTTGTTTGACGAAGGCAGTTTGTTCCTTTTTCACTGTTAAATTCCAAGCCAGTGTTTTTGCCACATTCATACTTTCTTTCATGACGTCTCCTTGCATACCTGTTAATTTTAAATCTAATAAATTACTGGATGGGAAATAGGAACATTGTATTGGTATAACACCGCCCATGCCCATAGAATTTGCCCATAAACCGTTGATGGTTCCAATGAGGGGCTTGGTGTGTACTTTTTTTTTGATTATTTTATGTTTATCTTTAAGATATTTATATTCAATATCGTGATTTGTAATTGAAATTGGTAAAACGTGATTTAATGTTTCTTTCAATAATTCTAAATTAATTTCACTAATAATTTCAAATACAATTTCCTTTAATTTTCTTACACCTGCTTCGTTTGTATAATTTTCAATTATAAAAATTATATTTTTGTCTGATAATTTCATAATGTTGGACATCCCCATATTGCTGTAAATTTCGGGTAATAAATAATTATTAACGATGTTTATTTTATCATCAATGGTCAAATAATCAAATTTAATTCTGTGAATTCTATCCAGTAAAATTTTATCAATTAGGGAAGCATCATTGTAAGAAAATATAAATAATATTTTGCTGACGTCAATATCTATACCATTGAAATATTTGTCTTGAAAATGTTCATTTTGCGTGCTATCTATGAGGTGTGTTAAAATACCAATAATTTCTTTACCATGCTCTGTGCGCGAAACCTTGTCCAACTCATCAATGAAAATAATTGGATTCATGCATTTTTTGTCCATTAATATATCCACAATTCTACCCCAAGTAGATCCGACGTACGTGTAATTATGCCCCGATAGAGTGCTCCCATTACTTGATCCACCAAGGGCTATGAATGAAAATGGTCTAGATATCCCATCTTTATCTTTCAAACATTGCGATAGACCATTTTTAGCCAACGAGGTTTTTCCGACGCCGGGTGGACCTTCAAATCCGAAACAATAACCGGATTGTTTACCTGTTATCCACTGACCGATTACTCTTTCAAGTTGTCTTTTTGCTTTATCATGCCCATATATTGATTTATTTAAGGTGGTGTTTATATTATCCATTGTTTCGTGGATATATTCCTTTTTCTCGTTTATGTTGGAAATTGTTTTAATAAAGTGTTCTTTTTGAATTATACCTTTATCATTTGTAATATTTATGAGATCTTTCATTGCATTTGGATTTGTTTTTAAGGCAATGATTGTATCGTTTATGTTTTTTTTTATATTGTTATTTTTTTTACCAGAATGACATAATTTTTTTATTTTTATGTTGTGTTTTTTAAGTATTGAATTAATAAAACATATGTTCGTGATAAGTTTATTTTTTTTTCCCGATGTGAAATATTGGATACATTTTGTGGTATTAAGATGATCAATATTGTCAAAAACTTTATTGGATAAAATATGTAATATTTTAGTTATTTCAATATTCGTATAAATATCCTTTTTTAAAAAACCGGGTTCAATGGAAATTGATTTCAATTTTGAAAAAAGTTGATTTATGAGAGCTGAATTTTCTCTCGTAACTCCCAATATGAATTCTTTTTTATATATACCAAATGGAATTTTCAATAATCCTTCCAAATATTGTCGGGCTTTTGAACCAGAATCTTCTGATTTGGCTTTTACTTCTTTTAATTTAATCATGGCTTTTTCTTTAATATTTTCCGAAGCTTTCATTAAGCAAATCTGTTGTTCAATGGGGATCTTTGAATTATCAAATTGTGATAAATGTTTCGTATATTTAATGGTATTTTTCATGGCTAATCTGAATGACTTCTTTATTTCCCATGGGAAACTATCAAATAACATTGTTTGTTCAAATGTGTCAATATTCCCATTTTGTTCATTGGATAAAAGATCATATAATAAGTATGCTAGGTATTGATACTCATGATTAGATGTTTGCAACAATAAAATAACTATTATTTTTCGTTGTTGAAATAATGTATGATTAATAAACTCTTTGATAACACTTGAAATACTTTTTTGATTAATTAAACAGGCTTGATTATTATATCCGGTAAATCTACTATATAATTCTTTATCATCGTATATGAGCCATTCTTTTATGGTTAAGTGTTTAATAAATTTATCAAATATTGCACCAAATTCTTCACCTGACGGTTTATTTTTAATACAACTAGCCATTCTTTCATCAATAAATTCATTTTGAAGGCAAGACATTAATAATTCGTTGCAAACCCCGTTAATAATAATAGTATTTTTTTTCTCTGGGTTTTGGAAAACAATTTTGATGCCGAATACTTTAGTGTAAAATTTATTAGTTGTACGACAAAGGTCGTAACAATCTAAATCTTTCGCGGAAGAAACAATCATTATATCGTCTACAATTTTATTTTTAACAATGTTGCTTTCAATCGTTTTTTCTTTTCCCCATGGTAAAATGGTATAAGAAATTGGTTGAATAAAATTTAAAACAAGTTTTAGTTTTTCTTTATCAACGGACAACGATGGGATAAAATCAACGCCGTAACAAACCTTTAAAATATATTCTATTTTATTGGTGCCGAAAGTTTTAAAAACCAAAGAAATGTCATCATTTATCAATTGCAATTTATCAATTGTTTGCTTATTTGTATTAGTAGATTTTTCAATTTTTTTAATATCCGAATAAATATTTTCTAAATTTTGGATGCACAAATTTAGCTCACTTGGTGATAAAATATCATTTGTTTTGTATTTTTCAACAGAAACAATGGTTTCAGTAATAATTTTATAAAAAAACTCAATTTTGTTTTGAATTTTTTTTTTACAAAAATTATTTTCAATATTTTTACAATCACCTCCCGGGGAATCAATATTTATTTTGATGTTTTGATTTTCTGTGGACATATTCCTAAAATATATAGCGATTTTAATTTATTGAATTAAACTAAAAATGGCGTAATTGAAAATAAGCAAAAAAAACCAAAAAAACCAAAAAAACCAAAAAAAAACCAAAAAAAACAAAAAAAAACCAAAAAAAACCAAAAAAAAAAAAAACCAAAAGAGATTAAATAAAGAGATTAAATAAAGATTTACATATAATATTATTATGGGTATACCAGCGTATTACAGTTATTTGATAAAAAATTATAAAAAAATCATAATCAAGAGGGATAAATTGACCGAGCCAGTTAGTAATTTTTATTTGGATTCAAATTCAATTATTTATAATTGCTTAGCGTTGATGGAGGGTACATTTAATAAAGAGTTTGTTAATAATTTAATTAAGAACATTTGTTTGCAAATAGAAATATATATTAAAGAAATTAAACCATCAAATTTGGTATATATTAGTTTTGACGGTGTTGCGCCATTTGCGAAATTAAAGCAGCAAAAGGAACGAAGATTTAAATCAAAAATAGTAACAGAAATGATAAATGAAATAATTGGCGAAAATATTGGTGAAAATGTTGGCAATTTTGATAGAACGTGTATAACACCTGGTACAGAATTTATGAATGAATTGAATGATAAAGTTGCGCAATATTTTGCAGGGAGGGAGCAATTTTACAATGTTAATAATATAATAGTGTCGGGGTCAGATGCGAGAGGTGAAGGAGAGCATAAAATATTTGATTATATTAGAAATAACCATAAAGCATCGGAATCGCATGTTATTTATGGATTGGATGCGGATTTGATAATTCTATGTTTAAATCATATGTACATCACGAAAAAAATATATTTATTTCGCGAAACTCCCGAATTTATAAAGAGTTTGTCTGCGGATATGGACCCGGGTGCTTTATATTTAATGAAAATAGAAGAATTAATGTATTATATAGTTGATAAAATGACGATGAAAGACACAAAAAATACGAAAAATACGAAAAATACGAAAAATAACCGAGTAATTAAAGATTATGTATTTCTGATGTTTTTCTTGGGAAATGATTTCATGCCACACTTCCCATCTTTAAATATAAGAACGCATGGGATAGAAATGATATTGGAAACATATAAAAATATTTTGGGTAAAAAACATTTATACCTTATGGAAAATGATATTATTGTATGGAAAAATGTGCGTGAGTTGGTTAATGAATTTTCAAATATGGAATTGGAAAATTTAAAGAGAGAATATAAACTACGAGATAAAATGCAACGACGAGTATTACAGAGAGAAAGAAATCAAGAAGTATCAAAAAAGTCATTGGAGAATGAAATTTTAAATATACCAATAAAGGAGAGAGACATTGAACATATTATAAATCCACATAATGATTATTGGGAAAATAGATATTACGAGCAATTATTTAAAACTGAAAGAAATGAGTCAAATTTGAAGAAAATTTGTTTAAATTATATTCAAGGGTTAGAATGGAATATGATTTATTATAATTCCGGATGTAAAGATTGGAAATGGAAATATAATTATTGTTATCCGCCATTATTTAAAGATTTGTTGAAATATGTTCCTTTGTGGGATATTGATTATATCCAGGAAAATACTGAGTCAATATCGGCGGTTACACAATTGGCGTATGTATTGCCGCCAAGTTCTCTATACTTGCTTCCCAAAAAATATAGGACGGCAATGTTAAAATATAAACATAGAAACAATGATATTAATTTAAAATGGTCATTTTGTAGGTATTTTTGGGAGGCGCACTTTGATTTTCAATTGGAAAAATTAGACGAGATTGAAGAGATTATAAATAGAATTTAATTTTCACATTGCGTTTTTTGTACGCTTCTTACTTTTTGTACGCTTCTTACGTTTTGTACGCTTCTTGCGTTTTTTTCGCTTTGTACGCTTCTTGCGTTTTGCACGTTGCCCACCTTTTGCACGTTGCCCACCTTTTGCACGTTGCCCACCTTTTGCACGTTGCCCACCTTTTGCACGTTGCCCACCTTTTTCTCTTTTGGCTCTTTTGGCTCTTTCCCACAATGCGTCAAAAATGTCTCCACACATTTTCTTAAATGTAGTATCTGAAGAATTGTATTTTTCCGAAACCTGTAAAACCACCTCTTTCTGATAAAATCGTACCATTTTCTCGTTGGGATTTAAATCATTCAATTCCATTCTAATATCGCAATACAATGCTTTTAACTTTTTAATAAGTATTTCGTCTTTTTCTTCGTCTGTTATACCTTTAAGAAATTCAAACTCATTAAAAGCATTGAGATATTCTTTTTTTGTAAAATAAGATGAAAAAATATTTAGATTGTGTAGTTTTAAAAACTGATTGGCCATAAATATAATACTCAATAATCCTGCTAATTTTTGTGTCAACTTATCCTCGTGTAAAAAATCATATTTATTACACCAATCATCATCCCAATCTATTAACTTCACGACCCCCGTTTCGTTTATTACGCAATTTTGTGGTTTTAGATCAAAACAAAGTACACCCATAACCTCTACTGTCTTGTATAGCAATTTTACCAACTGATTTGCTATTTTTGTATCTGCTTCACTCAATGCAGTTCTCTCTCGCCCCTTGAAGTGTGTTGTCAAATCACTAGAATATCCTTCTGATATTATACATAAAAATATTTTTATGAAGGATTTTTCTTCTGATTCGTTGTGTTTTTTGTAAAATCCATAAAAAATAAGTTTAGGTGATAATTCATGTTCGGCTGCTTTGCGCCAATTGAATTCATTTTTTCTTAACTCAATTTCACTATTCCTAGATATAATTAAATTATCGTAAGAGTAGTTATATTTGTATTGTGAGCCCATTTTGAAATATGGCTCTTTACCAAGTCTAACGACAATTGAACCATTATTTGTGTTATACATTTTTGCTACATTTGAAGTTCCTTTGATTATTTTATACGGCTCGTTTAGGTTGTTTAAAAAGGTTGTTTTAATTTCATTAACACCGTTGTACACCTTTCTATTAACCATATTTGCTAATAATAACTGTATTATGTTTTTTATATTGGCATCCCCAAGTACTTTTTGCATTGATATGGCTATATCCAATGCTGCATTATTTACATCCGCACTATTTGAAATCAATGATTTTATAAGGCCTATGTTTTTTTCTTCAACTGCTGATATTAATGGGTGTTTACCTTCCGACATTTTTCTTTCCGACATTTTTCTAGTAGACGCATCGTCACTATACAATTCACCAATAGATTTATTCGTCTCGGAACCCATCAATGAGGTCATTATACTTTATACTTATATATTTATTTTCAAAAACCTGTTTCAAACTGTGGTATAATTGGTTAATATCTGTACGTTTTTCACATTTCATCACGTGGTTCTCTGGCTTTCACTCTTGCTCTCACTCTCGCTATCACCCTTGCTCTCACCCTTGCTCTCATTATAGCCCTTTCTTTGCTTTCACTATTACTTTCACTATTACTTTCACTATTGCTTTCACTATTGATTTTGTTATTGCTTTCATTATTGATTTTGTTATTGATTTTGTTATTGATTTCACTATTGATTTTGATCATTCTTTTTTTGCGTATATTAGTTAAATGGGTTCTTCCCCACAATACCTCAAAAATTTTTTCACAAATATATTCAAATGTTGATGCTGGCGCACCTATTAAAATATGTGAAATTAATAATTCTATATCTTCTTTGCCGGTCCATATTAATGGTTCTTCAACCAATGTTTTCGTTATTGGTTCTCCCAACATTTATAGTTTATACTTATATTATTTCATAGTAGTTTTTACTTCTTTGTCGGTTAAACAATATTACCAAACCATGGCATTTCTTTACTATCGCAATATTGTGTGGCCAATACGGGTTTTATAGAATTGTCATTTAATTGAAAATTATTAATGATTTTTCTTGCTATCATTTTATCTTTGAGTGTGAATGGTTTATTCTTGTATGCAAAGGATACATGTGGTGTGTAACCAGTTTGTATAACATTCTCTCTGGAATTATTAACAACACTTACATTTAATTCTAAACTATAAAAATCCCCACGACCACCTTCATTAATATCCGTTTTTAAATGTATATTAATACCGTTTTCTATTATTTTTCTCCATCTGGTAACGCATTCATATTCATTTGTCATATTGTATTCAATTGTGATGTGGGGTTCAAATGTACTTGTTATATCACTTGTATCTGTGAAATATTGAGCTTGTAATTTTTTTATTAAGTTATATACTTGTGTATCTTTTGGTATCAAGAACCACAAACATTTTTTAAAATTTGGCATTATATATTAAAAAAATATTATATAAAAAAAATATTATAAAAAAAATAATTATATTAAAAAAATATTATATTAAAATAATATTATTAAGTACTAATAAAAATGGCAGACGAAAGAATTGTAGAATTAACAAATCGTGGACAATTTAAACTTTTTATTCAAGATCACAATCATATTATAGTAAAAGCGTGTGCAACTTGGTGTGGGCCATGCAAAAGGTCAACGCCCTTTTTTATGGCAAATTTTAACAAATTGTCTGAAAAAGTAAAAATGGTTAAATTGGATGTGGACGCGGGATCAGATTTGGCGCAATACTTGAAAATCAAATCAATGCCAACGTATATTCATTTTTATAGAGGTGAACCCAAAGAGATTTATATGTCAAGTGACGAAGGTGACATTTTGAAATTCTTTGGCGAAGTTAGTAAATACTTATAACCATGGACATTATAGTGCCTATATTTCGGTGAGAATCTTGTATTCTGCCCATAAATATCTAAGCAATTTATCTTTTTTATCACTATTACTAATATTTGAATCTTTAGTTATGTTGTCAATACCCGTATTTAAAAATGTATTGATTATGGGTAAATTATTATTGAGATATGCAATAAAATATGTTGGGTCTCGTTTATGATCACTTTTTTCAAAAGTGATTTCCCCCCCGTCTTTCTTGTGCAATACTGATAATACCGATAATAAAATAAAGTGTACAATACCCTTTTTAGCTGCAGCTAAAATAAATAAATGTTTATTATGCTTATCTTTATTATCATCATATTCCCATAATGTTCTAATTTTTCTATATAAAAAAAATGGATGTTTATCAGATTTTTTCTGAACAATTTGCAATAAATTAATGTTGGTATACAAGTGTATATTATCAGAATTTATAATATTATATGCATCGTAATTACCCGCACCACGTCTGGTTTTATCCAATGATTTATTTTCCGATTTTCCGTCTATTAAACCCGACTTAATTGAATCATCAATCAAGTTTTGCGCATCTTGTATTTTGTCATTTGTAGCTTTTTTTTTTTTAAAGTTTTCAATCATGGAAGTTTTACCTTCTTCAACTGTTTGAAATATCCTTTCAATGATATATGTGAAAAAATGTTTATTTTCTTTTGGAAACATCATCCAGAAGTCATTTGTTATAAATGTTTCATGCATGACAATGAATATTGCCAAAGTGTCCATTGTTCCATTCACGTGAATATTGTCACTGACGAACTTAAAATAATTTTTAAGGTAGAATTTAAATTCTTTAAAAAATATATTGTGGCTTGATAAATGTTTCATAATATAAACAATAATGGCTTTTCTTTTGTAATTATCGGATGCCGGAATACCATTTTCCAAATCATATGCACGTAGATCGGCGACAATTGAATCAAGGGTTGCATATTTTTTTTCAAATTTAAAAAACATTGGAATATTAATATTTAAAATTGCCAACAATGCGTGATATTTTTTGTCAATATATGATGCCTCTAAAATTTGAATGTTGTCTTCATAAATACCACTTCCGACTGGAAGTGGTTTTACGTTTTTAATATAATGTTCAACATCATTCTTGACTTCTTCATCATCTTCACCTTCTTCATATTCTCCATCATCATTCATATTTTCTAAATCATACTTTATGTTTGGAATCTCTTTCTCCAGTTCAAATAAATTTTCAGGATTGAGTTTACCTTTTTGATATAATAATATGAAAGTCTCCCTCTTTTTTTTTTTTGATTGTTTTTTTTCGTCAATTAAAAGTTGTTTGTAAAGTTTTTTTAACTGTGTTTTGTTCGTGACTTCCTTTTTTTTCTTATTTATCTCTTTTTCTTCAGCGGTCATAAATTTTGTAATATTTCTGGATCTGTATATATCTAAAACTTTCTTTTTTTGCATTTCAGTATGTAATTTACGCTTACGTTCCCTTTCTTTTTTTTTTAAATTGTCTGATTTTTTTTCCATTTCAATTGGATTTTTTAATTTTGGGGCATTTTTATTTGGATTAATTGATAATTTATTTGGATTAAATTTATTTTCCGTTTTTTCAAATATATTCGGCATTTATATAGCTTTTTATTTTATATATTACAAATATTACAAATATTACAAATATTACAAATATTGCAAATATTACAAATATTGCAAATTAAAATATTAAAATTAAAATATTAAAATAAATATAATGGATATTGATTTGGATATTGAAAATTATAATTTAGAAGATATATTAAAATTATTTAATTTGGGTATAAATTACAATAGTGATGATTTAAAAAGGGCAAAGATACAGGCTTTGAAAACACATCCCGATAAAAGCGGCTTAAAAAATGAAATATTTATATTTTTCAGTAAAGCGTATAATATATTATCAAAAATATATAAATTAAAAAATAAAACGGAAAAAAAGGTTGAAAATATAGATTATGATGAAAATGACATGGGGAAAGAAGTGGGTAATAAAGAATTGTTACAAATGACATTGGATAAATTGAATAAAAAGAAATTTAACAGGTGGTTTAATGATTTATTTGAACAGTCAAATGGTAAATCAAATTTGGATGGCCACGGTGATTGGTTGAAATCATCCGAGGGATTATCAACGGAAAAGGTGACAAATAAATCCGAATTTGATGAAATGTTTAAGAAAAAGAAAATGGAGAGTAGAGCCTTGGTAGTTAAACAAAATATTCAAGATATGGTAAATAATAATGGTAGCATGTTGGATAATAGTGAAACGGTATATTCATCAGATGTGTTTAGTAAATTAAGATATGAAGATGTGAAAAAGGCGCATATGGAGACGGTTGTACCCGTTACGGAGCAGGATTTTTTAGAGAAAAAACGATTTAACAACGTGGAACAATATATCCGCTATAGAAACACGACTGCTGGAGAAGTTCCGGATTTATCTTATTCAAAAGGGAAATTAAGTGAACAAAATAATGAACACAATGCTTTGGATACGAAGAGGGCATATAATTTATTAATGGAAGACAATAAAATGAAGGAAAAAAATAAATTATGGTGGAAAAATTTGAAATTACTAAAATAAATTTATTTTAATGTTTCTACGAAACAATCAAAATAAATTTGAGTAAAAATTAAATACCTCAAATTTATTTTGATTGTTTTTTCGTAGAAAAAATATTAAAATAAATTTAATATATAAATGAAAATCACAACATTAATACCCACGTTCATTATAATTACAGCGATAGGTATATTATATGATAAATATAGATCAAAATATGACCCGGAACCAGAAAAGGTTGAATTTGATTTAATCCAGAAGTATTTATTAAATAAAGAAGGTTTTGGTAAAAACGATAAACCAATAATGTGGGTATTCACGGATAATGAATTAAATGCTCGCGATTGGAAAACATTTGGCTCGCGAAATTCCAAAGATTTAAACCAACCTTATATTCACATGTGTATTGAAACAATAATAAAATGGAACGGTGATTCTTTTAATATTTGTTTAATTAATTCAGAGTCATTTGATAAATTGTTAAAAGATTGGACGATAGATATTGCTGAATTGCCTGAACCAATAAAAAATAGAGTTATTAAATTGGGTTTGTTTAGAATATTACATAAATATGGTGGCGTTTTAATGCCAAATAGTATGATAATGTTAAAAGATTTCAAATCCGCACATGAGGAATATTTAGGCGTGAATGGATGTTATGTTGGCGAGTTTGTTTGTAGAAGTATCACTGCTGAAATGGAAAAAACATTCCCCGATTCTAAATTGGTTGGGTGCACAAAAAACAATGTTAATATGAAATCAATTTGTAGTTATATGGAAAAATTGATATCAACGGATAATACCAATGAAACGGATTTCTTCGGTAATTTGAATAGATTTATTAATGATTTGATAAATAAATACGCTGTTAATAAGGTACCCGGTAATTTATTAGGAACAAAAACGAAGGAGTGTAAAACAATTATAATAGATGATTTATTGGAAAATTCAAATATAGAAATGGATAAGGCATTATTTTGTATCTATTTACCCAGCGATGAAATATTAAAACGAACCAAATATAGTTGGTTTGCTAGATCAAATAAAATACAGATATTATCAAGTAATACCAATGTTGGTAAATTTTTTATATTAAGCTATTGATTTCTCAATTTCTTTTAGAATTTCATCATTTATATAAATGGTGTAATTTATATTATGTTTTGATTTGTTGTAAATTAGATTAGAAGTATATGTTAATTTTAAACTATTCATTATTTGCCTGAGAATTGTTAATAAGTTTTTATATGTGATATCGCGTTTTAAATAAAATTGTTTTGATTTATGATAACATTTGCTCAATTCGGTGATGAGTGGTGTCAATTCGTTGTTAAAAATCATTTGTTTATAAGAAATTTGCGAAAAAACGTATTCATTCTTTTTTTGTTTAAAACCATATTTTAATATTATATTGATAAATTTATAAATATTATATTTTTTTTTAAAGTTCTGACACATATCATATGTTTATATTTTTAATTAAATTATTTGTAAAAAATGCTAATTCTATTTTATTTTCATGTATTTTATAAAAAATAGCAATGTAATTGCAAATAAATTTTATTATAATATATTTATCTTTTTCTTCCAATATAGTTGTTATTTTTATAAATGAGAAATAATTATCTAAAATATCCAGAACCGAATAACCTTTATTGTATATCTTAAAAATAATATCAATAGCTTTTTTATAATTTTTTTCTTTGTACCATGCATTGGTGTAATTTTGTAAATCCAAGTAATTAATATTGCAGCATAATTCTTTAGCGCATTCCAAATTAATTTCTTTATTGAATAATTTGAATTTTTCTAAAAAAATCAGTAATTTTTGAAAGGAATTTTCGCAAATATTCAATAGGAAATCTTTGGCATCATCTGAAATTATAATTTTTTCTTTTTTTTCAACAGTTTGTGAAAATTTTTTCAATAATTTTACATTTATTTTTTTCAATTGTATAATAATGGATCTTGATTGAATATTGTCAATAACTTTTTGTATGTTGGTACATGAGATTAAGAAGTGAACATTATGACTGTATTTATCCATACAATTTCTAAAAACTTGCTGACTTTGTTCATTTATATTATCAATATCATCAAGAATAATGAATTTTTTTTTGAGCGGGTTTGAACATTTTGTCTGACAAAAAGTTTTTAAATTATTGCGGTAATAATTAATACCTTGCTCTTTTAGACTATTAATAATGAGTATATCATATTTTGGAATATTGGTTGTATTATAATATTCATATATTGTTGACATTATTAAAGTAGTTTTGCCAATACCTTGTTCTCCAATAAATAATATATTTAAATTGTCCATTTTTTGAAGTGTTTCCAATAAAGTAATATATTCTTTATCAATTATGAAATCTTTATAATACACTGGTTTATATTTTTTTAGAAAGGACATTTATTAATTAATTACGTTAATTTATATTTAAGTTTATCTTTATTGATAAATATATATGGATTTATATAAAATTTTGAATATTAATAAAACTGAGTCAACTGATGGTATTAGGAAAGCTTTTAGAAAATTATCGTTTAAACACCACCCGGATAGAGGTGGAAACGAGGAGGATTTTAAAAAAATAAATCAAGCATTTCAAACTTTGGGAGATCCTGAAAAAAAACGTGAATATGATATGAAACAAAATAATCCATTTTCAAATAAAAATGAAAATATTTTTAACTCTCAAGAGAATGAAGTACCTGATTTTTTTAAGATGTTTTTTAATGGTATGCCGGGTATGCATCCAGGAATGCATCCTGGAATGCAACAGGCTATGCATCAGGGGATGCAAGGAATGCATCAAGGAATGCACGGAATGCCTCCAAATATAAGAATATTTAGAAATGGTAAACCTGTATTTCAAAATAATAATGTTAAACCCCCTATAATAACCAAAACGATTGAAATTTCTTTAGAAGAAGCGTTTGAGGGCGTTACCAAGCCTCTTGAGGTAGAAAAATGGGTTGTCAATGGTAATGTAAAAAAAATGGAAAATGAAACTTTATATATTGAAATACCATTTGGGATAGATAATAATGAAATAATTATTCTGAGAAATAAGGGAAATATTAATACACATGGGATGCAGGGTGATATTAAAATTCATATAAAAATAAATAATAAGTCATTATTTGTTAGACTTGGGTTGGATCTAATAGTAAAAAAAACAGTTACATTGAAAGAAGCGTTGATAGGGTTTAAATTTGAAATTAAACATTTGAATAAAAAATCGTATATGATTAATAATTTTAATAGTAAAGTCGTTACACCGGGTTTTAAAAGTGTAATTGATGGAATGGGTATGAAAAGGGGATCAACTGTGGGACGTTTAATAATGGTATTTGATATTGTTTTTCCGAAAACGATAACGGATTCTCAAAAAGAACAACTAAAAAATATACTATAAATTGTGTCTCTTAAAATTTATGTCAAAAGTTATGATAAGTACAGCCATTTAACGCCGAATTTTATCATGTTGACATCTATGAATTTTTTGGTGATCTGCGATATTATCGTGATCAAAATATATAACCGTTATATTTTCTCCTTGCGTGATTATCACTCCAAAATCCTTCAATCTTGTACCTTTTGAAATTTTTAAGAAAAAATTAGCAACATTGTGGTTTAACATAATTTTATTTATTTGTAGAAGAATGTTTTTTTGATCAGTCCCGGGTAATTTAAAATCTATTTTGTTGATGAATTGTGTTCTCCAATCTAAAGTTACTGTGAAATTTAATTTTGGTATATTTTCTCCCAATTCATATAATAAATGTTTAAACAATGCATTTTTTGAATCATTGTTTAATTTTATATATACTGTTTTCAATCCGAAACTTAGCATATGTTGTTCCATTATACAAATGTCATTTGGCGTGACTTTATCCGCTTCAAGATTATTATTACCTTTACCAATAACGCCTCCTCTGGTAATTATCATACCTTTTATATAAAGTTCTTTAATTTTAGTAAATAATCCAACTATGTCATTTTTTTCATTGGAAAATAAATCTATTTTTACGGAAAATGGCGGCTTCGGTTCCCCATTAAAAATAGTATTAATTGATAAATGTTCAATATTCATTTATATTGAAAATATATTTTTTTATTGAAAATATATTTTATGAAACTCTTTTTGTATCAATATCGGCTGATACTAAATAGATTGAATTTTCGGTAATGATGATATATTCTGTTTCAACTTTGTAAATTTTAGAAATTGGACTGGTATATTCATCTGCACTTTTAACTAATAATTTTTCACCTCCATCTCTCACACCAATTAAAACATCTTTATCGCATGAAGCCGTCCAATAATCAAACATAATTGGTTTATCTTCAACGATACTGAGTTTAGCACAGTGTTGTAGCGTTACTCCTTGTGGCAATCTATAGTTCTGGTTGGATTCAACATTAGTGGTTTCTTCGGACATATAAATATTAAGCACTTTTCTTCTTTAAATACTTATATTATCAATAAATCAATTCGTATAATAATAAAGAAAAATAATGTATAATAATAATAATGAATATTGTAAATACCGATAATTATAATTCAAAATTAGATGCGAGTGACAATGTCATGTTTGTATATAATCAGTTATTAAATGAATATTTATCACATATAACAAATCATTTAGTTATTAAAGATAATATCCATTACCAATTCGTTGTTGATCGTGGATTTGATTTATTTAAAAATATTTTTGTTTTATTACTGCATTATACGAAAAATTTAGAATTGGTTGCTCATCATATAAGAAAAAGTTATTTATATTATACTGAATTTATTGCACAAGTTGGTGAGGATAGTAATTCATTTTTACAATTAAATTCAAAGGACGCTTGTTTATTTGTATATAAAAAGACGGTGTACGACATTGATTTTAAGAAAAAATGCGAAATGAGTGAAAATGAAATTAAAATGTTTTTTAATTTAAAAGAAAATATTTATTTATTTACAAAAATTATCAAATTATTTTGTAAAAAAAATGTAGATTGTGTAAACAATTTTATGATAAATAATGAAGCTGTGAAAAACATTAAACAATTTATGGTAAAAATATCATTTGAAATTAATAAATTGGTATCAAATTATGATAAAATCCATAATTTTGTAGATTATATTAATATTAAAATATTTGATTGTGAAAAAATATATCATTTGATTTATCATTTTATTAAAAAAATAAATATTACTGAAATATCAGATGTAAAAGTATATACATTATTATTGGATGACCAAGATTACGTGGATTTAACTCCTATTAAATTTATTAATAAATTATTCAGAAAATAATACTATTCTTTTTCTATATTTTCTTTTTTTGTCTTTTTTAACAATTCTAACGCAACTGGATTTAATTTTATCACAGTTTTTAATTAATATATCAATAACGTGTAAATATATTTTAGAAAGAGTTTCTTCGCTACAATTACCAACTATCAAGATGCTGCCCGTTCTAAAAATCATAAATGAAACAATTTCGCAAGTGTTATCTTTTTTTAATTTCTTATTTAAACTACATTTTTTCTCACAATTGCACAACCCGTTTATTTCGTTATCTTTATTGTAAAAGAATTTACACTGAATTCCTGGGTAGGAACATGGGTCGTAAAGAGAGTGTATATTATAATCATATTTCAATATTTGATATAAACATGTTCGGTTAATGTAAAAATTGCAGGAAAAGTTTGAATTAATTAAGACTGTTTCTATTTTGTCTTTTAAATATTTTATTGGTTCGTCAACCAATTTGTTAATTTCATTTAAAAGTATTCTCAATGCAATATTTAACGTTTCAATATTTTGTATCCCGGGAATTTCCAGTTTACCAGTATTGAAAATTTTAATATTTATTTCGCGAAATTCGCCTTTATAAAATATTCTTACAATTGTGGCAAAACAATTGTAAAATGCGCTTTTTTTCTTTTTTCTAAAATTTATTAAATCTTTTTTACTGATACCTACGGTAACCTTTCGTATATCTTTAAAAGTTACAAATTCACCAGTAACACAACTTACTTTGGAAATAATGTCCACCGTTATATTTTTTTCTGATTTTATATTTTCTTCTAATTCAATTACTTCTTCTGGTGTGGTGGAATTAATTTTCATTATTTTTTTAATAATCCCTTCTTTAGCTTCTTGATATTCAATAGTTGGTATTTTCCAAAAAATTTTATTTAAATCAATCGGTTTATCCAAGTAACCTATTTTAGTTTGTGTTGAAATATAAAGATCAGTGAAAGTTGGTATAAATTCTTCTTCTTCTACAACTTTTTTTTCTTTAAGAGTTTCATTATTATTATTTATGAAATCATCCCATTCACAATTTACGTCTGTTATTGCGGCAACACCATCAGTCATTTTTAAATCAGTCATTTTATTTAAATAGTAAATTTAAACGTTTAAATTTGTTATTTAAATAAAAAAAAATTTCAATTTTAATATTTAGGAAATTGATTAAAAATATTATCTAATACTTATCTAAGATGTATTCGTTAAAAACTCAATCAGAAAATCGTCAAAAAACGCAATCAGAAAATCGTCAAAAAACCAATATTAGAGAAATAGAAAAAGAATACAGTATTAAACGATGTAATTTCAACCCTTTATCGCCTTCCCCTAACAAATTTATTAAAAATTTAGAAGTAAGAATGAGAATGTATTATAAAGATTTGTACAAGTCATATAAATGATGTACAAAGAAGGATAAATAAACCTTTTTATTAATTTGTTCATTATGTATAATCAATTCAATTTTCGTCAACCATTCTTTATTTAAACAATAATCTTTATTTTCAATTATATAAAATAAGAAAGATTTTATAAATTCTGTTGTTGAAATATATTTATCATTGCAATAATTTACTATAAATAATTCAATTTCGCCTCCACTGTTAAACAAATCTATTAGTTTATCCCATATATCGCTCGTAATTATATTATTAATATTGATATTATTATGATTAGTTTGAATATAATTAATCATACTTCGTATATCTGAATTAAATATTTTTTGAATATTTTTAATTTGTTCATCCTTAATATTTAGAGATTCCGCGACAATTATATGTTTTAAAAATTTAAATATATCTTTATTTGGTAAATTACTGAAACATAATTGAATAAATTCATTTTGCAAGGCTTTATCAATTTTACTAATATAATTGCATATTAGACAAAAACGAATGTCGCCTGAATATTGTTGTATGAGATAACGCAAAGCGTGTTGTGCATTTTTCGTCATATAATCAACTTCGTCCAATATTACAAATTTTATACCATCACCGAATAATGACTTGGTGTTAACAAATTGATTTATCTGATTCCTGATCACATCAATACCGCGATCATCTGACGCATTTAAATGAATTTTCAACCCCTTTATATTTGGGTAATATAAATTATGGTATTCTTTAATCAAGTTGATTATCGTTGTTGTTTTACCTGTCCCGGGTGGACCATAAAAAATAAGATTTGGGAAGTTGTTTTGTTTGATTATATTTTTGAGTAGAATTTTATTGTTTTTTTCCAAAACGATATCTTTAAATTTGGTGGGTCTATATTTTTCAATCCATGGTTTGAAATCCATTATTAAATTAATTACGAATAGTTTTTCTAATATTTTTTCTGAGAGAAAGATTAAAAAAGATATTAAACCATATCGTCTAATAAATTTAATATGGGATATTTAGAAATTATTTTAGGACCGATGTTTGCAGGAAAAACCACCAGATTAATAGCAAAGTGGCGCGAGTGTATCTTTCTCTCAGAAAAGGTTTGTGTAATCAATTATGAAGAAGATAAAAGATATGACGAAGTCCAGATGTCTTCACACGATCTAATAAAGATTGAATCATTAAATGTTAAGAAATTGAAAGATATCATTGACGTTGATGCTGAGGTATTTTTGATAAATGAGGGGCAATTTTTTGATGATTTGTACGAGGTTGTCTTACATTTGGTAGAAACGCTTAATAAGACAGTTTATGTGTATGGTTTAGACGGTGACTATAAAAGAGATAACTTTGGGAAAATATTGGATTTGATTCCGATATGCAATAAAGTTAAAAAATTGACAGCGATGTGTAATATTTGTAAGGACGGGACTAAGGCGTATTTCACTAAGAGGATTACGAATGAAACGTCGCAAAAATTAATAGGTATTAATAACCATATAGCGGTTTGTAGAAACTGCTATAACAATAAATAAAATAATAATATTAAATTATATCATTATTTTATATAAAATATGCCAAGCGTTACTATTTCAAATACGAATGCACCACCTTCACTTGCACCACGACGAGAAGCAACAGCAACAGCACAAGCAGAAGCAGAAGCAGCAACAGCACAAGCAGAAGCAGAAGCAGAAGCAACCAAACAAGCAGAAGCAGAAGCAGAAGCAACCAAACAAGCAGAAGCAGAAGCAAAAAAAATAACAGATGCAAAAAAAGAAGTTTTATCAGAACTTGAAAAAAAAGCACTAGCAAAAACAAAAAGAGAAAACCGCAACCGTTCAGTAAAACTAATACAATCTCAGGTAAGAGATGCAATATTACGAACACAAAATTATAATATTGAAGCAGATAATATTAAAGCAACTGATAAAATGAAAAAAAAGGATTTCAATACGAATGAAATATCGTATTTACATTTAAGCGATGTTTTTAAAGGAAATGATGATAATGAGTTTACCAAAGACTATATTATTGGAAAAATTAAAAAAGTAGCGAAGGACTTTAAAATAACCGTAAAAATTAAATTAAATGGATCCTATTGCCAATATTTCTACATACCAAAAGATGTTATATGGAGACGTGACATCAACGACCAAATTGATGAAAATGGTGTATTTACATTTAACACCGATGGCAATTATAAAAATCTAAAACCAAGGTCAACAAAGAAGCCAAAATTCATTCGCACCAACCAAAAACCACGAACAATTGATACAGCGGATGAAAGGCGAAACATTGCGGGACAGAAAAGGTGGGGAGACCCGCTCCAGATAATTCCGACAGACACGATAAACTCGCGCTGGGATATCACTGCGCAGCATGGAGAAACATCATCACTTCACGAAAGACAGGGAGCTAGCCAACTGTACGTCAATCAACGAAAACTGATTAAGGTTAGACCAAGGAATGAAGATCAGCTAATGAAACTACCACTTGAAGATCTTGATAAACTACATCAACAGTTAAAGGAGATCCAAACTGGTTTACCATCTAAAAATAATTCTGCATCCAGCAACGAGTTAGAAAAAGTAACACAGGAAATAAATACAATAAAAACTAATTTTGAAAATATAAGACTTTCAGGAAGCGATAACACCAAATTCACCGAGTTACAACATAAAATCAACGGGTTAACTAATAGCATGTATGCTGAAATTGATAAAAGAAAAATTGACTTTTATAAAGAAGGCGAATCAACAATGGAACAACAATTGATAATTCTTGATAAACTATATGAACGGTTACAGGATATCAAAAAAAGATCAGATAATTTTCTATCTAAAATTAAGTCTGAATCCGGACAGGAAGTAACATCCAGACTGGATGTAACATCCGAGTTAGAAAGAGTAACACGGGAAATAAATACAGTACATCTGGAGATACGTGAAATAAAAAATAAAGTTGGAATTCTAAAAACCCACGTTACAAATGAAGATGATATAAAATTCGCCGGGGTAAATAATAAAATCACAGTGTTAACTAAAAAAATAAATGATGAAATTGATGAAATTGAGAAAAAAAATAAAAAAATAGCAACCATAACATCAAAAGGCACATCAATAGGCACATCAATAGGCAAATCAATAGGCACATCAATAGGCAAATCAATAGGCACATCAGAAGGCAAATATAATGAATTTGGAGATGGAACAAGCATACCAATCAATGCATTAGAAAACAACATGACTGATACAGAAAAACAAATAGATGTTCTTAAGGTTGAAAATAACGTTTTACAAAGTAAAATGGAATCATTTGAGGAACAATCCGACGATTATATGAAATATAATGACCTAATCAAAGATCAGACTAACAAAATCAACAATAAGCAACTAGAATTAAATCGTACCAAGGGCGAATTAGAAGAACTAAATAAGGTAGCGAACGAAGAACTATTAAAAAAACAAAAGGAAGTAGAGCAACAAACAAAACAACAATTTCTACAAAAAGAAAGAATAACGAAGGAACAAAACGCACAACACCAAAGGAAAATAAACGAACAACTGCAAAATCAAGACGTTGCTTCACGCGAATCAAGTACACCAATATTTACAATAATGGACGAAACCAACTTAAATATTAAAAACACAAAAAAAAAAGAACACAACGCGCAAAAATTTATCGCACAACAAAAGATTGATCTATCAGCGCTGATATCTGCAAATTACACAGAACGCACAACAGCGATTGAGATTGTTAACGACTGGGAAAAATTGAAAAAGCACATGGAATATGAAAAAAAAGAAAACACCAATCGTGAAAAACAATTGGCCAATTGGTCGAAGAGGAATCCCTATACAGTGATGGTGGATAAACAATACGAGAACAAAACGAACCATCCTATGTACGAAGAATTATTCTTAAAAATTACGGAAAAATTGAACAGTTTTGCCTCTCATCAAGCACAAAATAAAATTATTACAGACTTATATAATGGCAATATGATAGGACTTGGAACATTTAATAAAAGAGTTGAAAGAATAATTAATGTTCACAATATTAATATGGGCAAACGACAAAAAGATACAGATACAAATATATTGTCTAAGTTCGCAGCGCCAGAATCGGACAATGCGGCGTTTAAGGTAGACATGGTGAATTTGTATACCGGAACTTACGTTCAAGCTTCTAATAATGATGAAGATAAAATACAACAATTAATAGAATTGTCAGTTGATATTTTTTTAACCGGTGAAGCAATTGATGTAAATTCTGCAATAGCAAGAACCGAGTTTAAAGAAATACTTAATAAGTCTATTATGATTGCGGCAATTGATGCATTATTAACCGAAGTTACACGACCATTGAACCCTACGTTATTAAATAACATTAAATATATTATTAAAATTTTGAAAAACATGAAAGACATGAATCAAGAAATGATAGACCGTAGACCCAATGACAATCGGATGTTGGGAATAGTAGTTGAGGTTTTTACATATTTCATGAAAGGTACATATTCGTCCAATAATACTTGGGATAGAAGCTTATTAGATCGTGTAAAATTAATTTTTGATACCGAACAACACTTATTGGATGATTTACACCGAGAAATTGAAACATATATTAACAAGAACGACACAGAATACGAAAAACTTATTCATGTCGACAGGACTATTGAACAATCAACATTAATACTGGAAAAGATCAAAGAAAAAGCACAAAACAATGAGAGGGAAATACAAATACAAAGACAAAACAATACAAAGATTTATAAAAACAAAAAAAAAGATAACGAAAAAAAGAAAAGGGAAAGTGATTTACAGGAAATAATTGATATTGAATTGAACAGTGCAACTAATCAAGAAAAAAAACCTTTTGAGGAGCAAGAAGCAGAAATAAGAAAAAAAACTAACGAACTGTACACAATTGGACAAGGTGGAGGTGCTGGAAAATTCCACGGACATACCTTTTACGGAATTTATTTTTATACATGGTTAAAAAAATTAAGGGACGACAAAAAAAAAAACAACCCAATCTCCATAAAAGGTATAATAGAAAGATATTCATTTTTTATTTTATTCTTTCAAGTTTCATATAATGAAAAAGTGATGGAGAATTTGGTATATAAAAAAAAAAATGGTATTTTATCCCTTGCATTTAAAGATTTCTTAACTGTTAAAATGAATTATTATCGGGAAAATCGCAACGTTATTGAAGATGTTGATAAACAATCATATTTTGTTGAAATAATGATGGTATGTTTATTACATAAGCACATTGGTTGTTCGTTAATTAAAAAGAAAAAAATTAATATATTTTTATTAAGTTTAATTTCATTAATTGATGATAATGATAATTGGTATTATGGAATAACACCAAATAGGATACAGCCATCTGTTTTTTTTAATGACATAATTACCATGTTAATAAAACCCGAATCAGTATTAAAAACAATGGGACATTTACAGACTACAAAATCTATTAAGTTTACATGTACCGATTACGATCAATTAATAAAAAATTTGGCAAAAATAATAATTGATAATAGAGTATTATTGAATCCATTTAAAGCATTATATAGATATATATTTTCTACAGCAAAAGTAATTATGAGGATAAGTGATGTTCAGTGTTCAATTAATCAAGATGACTATAAACCACGACTATTGAGTAAGTTTTTAATTTCTAGTAACAATAAGAAATTAACATACGTTACGATGGAAAAAAATAGACTTGGATTATTACAACCAGAACACGATGATCCAGATAAAACCTCGTTACAAATTTGCACATTTGATTTTATGGATAGTATTTATGGCCCCAATGATACAGACAAAATGATGACTACCAAAATTAATTATGGATTTATGAATTTATTAAAAAGTTACGATTATCATAATGATTTGATTGACGACGAAGAAATTTCAGCGAAAAAAATCCCTCTATCCGTTGTTTATTTCACATATGGGTTTTCTGGTTCCGGTAAATCATATAACACCAAAAAAATTATAACTGATTTATTGGAACATCTTGTAAAAAATTACAAAGTTGATGAATTGGTAACGATAAAATTAAAATATAGCGAAATTGGTGCATTAACAACATATCCGAGGGAGTTGGTAATGTCTGGTAAAAAATTCACCGGTTCTGTCGCGGAGCATATGGATTGGGAAACATTTGTGAACCAGTCAACAGAAGGTGGAAATGAATATGATAAGTATAGACTTGAACTGTTAAATTTTTTCAATATTAAACCATTGGACAAACAACCCCCAAAAGTTCTTGATAAATTTTACGATACGTTGGATCCCAAAGTACAAGTTTTTTTTCAAACAGTAACTATCATACCGGAAGGTTTATTCCATAAACCCATTTTATTATACTCCAAAGAGAATGTAATACACATCGATGCCCATTTTCAAAATATACAACATTCGCGATATTGGTTTGAAAATTTTTATATGTATGGTAGAGTATTGGAGATTAAAAGAGAGGAATTGATTAAAAATAAACATGAATTAACCGAACATATGACATTTAAAGAGTTGTTACAGGATAACATTGACCCAGATTATAAAGAAAACCGACCACTAACATTTGAAGGGAGTAATTCGTATTTCTCATTGATAGGCGTAAAAGAAGGCGTTGAAGGCGTAAAAGAAGGCGTAAAAGAAGGCGTAAAAGAAGGCGTAAAAGAAGGCGTTGAAGGCGTAAAAGAAGGCGTAAAAGAAGGCGTAAAAGAAGGCGTTGAAGGCGAGAAAGAAGGTAGTAGTGGTTTTTGGGTAAATAAACTTCCATTTTCATTTTACGATGCAAAACTAAAACCAGTATTAAATTTATATGGAGATACACTTGTATTACCACATTATTTTAAGCGGGAGAAGTATTTTCTTGTTAATGATATACCGTACAATAATGTGACATTTGAGTGGATACATAAATATCTTTATTTGACTAATAAAAAAGAGTGGAATTCAAATAAACGGGGAGTATTTGGTAAAAACTTAAAAGACATTGAAAAAGAAAGAACAAAATTTATATCAGAATTAGGAAGTCTAACAGGCACGTCACTAGAAATTGCAGAATATAAAAAAATATATGATGAAATACAACTAACGGGTAAAAAAATTATTGCAAATAATTTCACAAAAAATGACATAACGAAAATCACATTAATAGGAGACATCTTACTTACAAAGGTGTTTAACTGCAATTATCACCACTCGTTTTTCATCGATCACGAAAAATATACAGTTGATATGGAGTTGAAGGAAATAGAAGTTATACTAATAACAAATTTTCCAATCAAAACCCTAGAAGAGTTTAATATATTTCTAACAAAATATAAGGAACTTAGAACACATATTATTGATAACGTTGCGTTATGGGATAAAACCATTATCAAAGACGAGACAACTAATAAATACGATATAAACGAAAAGACATACACTATTAACCAAGTTAATTATACATTGAAATGGGGTAATTTGGGTTTATTTGGTAATGGATACACACCACTAACAAAAATTGATAATATGGGTAAAATAAAATACAGAACCAATGTCGCAATATTTATATTAAAAAATTTTGTTGATTTGTTAAATTCCGAGATCGACGAATACAATTTAATTGAATCATCAATGGATACCACTTCCCGAGCTTTGAGAAAAAAACCAAGACTTACAACGTTGTCAATTGCTATGACTGCAATTAACTATTTATTCGACCATTGGTTTATACCGGACGACAATATACAACTTTATGACGATGATGATGAGATAAATAGTGCACATCCATTTGTCAAATTTACAAATAACCAGAAAAAATATGAATACCCAATTCCAGATGATAAGAGTGATAGGCTACCACACAATTTATTAGAGGAACAACTCTCCGACGTCGTACCAAGAGAATTTTTACCCAATACGAATTATAGTAAGAGGAAAAAATTAGAAATGGGCGGTCCGATCATTTCACGAACGGGAGGTCAGAGGAAAATTTTACAAATGGGAGGTGGACGTGACTACACAAGCACACAATTAGAAAAATATATAATAGATGCTGCTGATGAATACACACAATATTTTAGAGATACCAACAGGGTAAAAGATGAATTTCACAAAAAATCACATCCCGTCGCAGGGGATGCATATCATAATATGGAGGCATTTTTCCTCAATGGAAAACCAAAAAGTGATTTTATTGGTGGTAAGAACATCGGTGCACAAAAGGCAAACGCCCACACGGCAATAGCAGGGATTAAGCAAATAATAAGGTATCTTGAATGGCACAACATTGAGGCAACTGACAAAGAAAAAGAACTTATAAATATCGTTAATAAGGGTACCTCCAAATTTAAAGAAGACTATAATAATGGTGAAATACCAGTTACACTAGAAATTACTGATGACAAATTTAAGAACCAATTTTATGCATTCTTTAACAATGATAATACACATACATTTAAAGACTTACCGACAAAAGAACAATGGCTTGGAAAGTCCAAGGAAACACTTTTTTTGGACGCAAATTCAGTTAAAAATGAAGAAGATGTTTTAAGAATATTGTCAGGAAATAAAGAAACTAATTATACAATTAAACACAATAATACAGTTATGGTGAATAGTACTACAAAACCAACAGAATTATTTAAAAATCTAACAACAATATTATTGGAAAAAAAAATTGAAGACAAAATTGATAAAGAAAAAAAGGGAGATGACGCTAATTGTTTACAATTAATCAATAAACTCACAATCTTACAAACAATAATCACGAATGAATTTTCATCAAAAAATAATACATTTGGTAATTATGATAAATTAATACAAGATACAAAAAAATATATTAATAACAACGAAAATAATACATCACAATTAACTACAGAAAATGAAATGATAGAAATTGTTAATTTGGAACCCGAAATTAAGTCTGAGCTTAAAAAACTTTTTTTTGGTGATAAATATGCAGAACAAAAATCATCAATAGATTATTTTACTAACAAAACATCGTATAAGAATGGTCACATTAAAAGGGTACCAATTGCCTATTTTCAGAAAGGTTCAATTGAATATCTTACAACACAAAATATTACATTTAAAGAGGCTTTAGAATTTGACTTATTGTTTGATGAATTAAGGGAGTATTACTTCAACTTTACCAAGCCTCAATTAGAAACACTGACCTCAACATTCGCAATGAATGATTTATATCATTGTTATACCGAAGAACAAGTTGCATATATAAGAAAGCATGTGTTTTCCAATGTTTCTGAAGACACCGCAGTGAAAAAACAGAATGTGTTTTCCAATGTTTCTGAAGACAACGCAGGGAAAAAACAAAACGTTTTTCGTACGAAATATAATAAATTCAAAAATTGGATAACAAATAAGGATAGTGAAACTAAACAAACAAATAAGGATAGTGAAACTAAACAAACAAATACACAACTTACATGGAAAAAGGTTATAAACCTGAATGACTACAAAGAGTTTATGTACTTGTATTACACTGAGTATAAAGAATTATATAAAAAGGATGATGGGTATTCAATGGAAGAATTTAAAAAAGAAGGCACCAAACCAGAATATATAACATTATTTAATAAAGCTGAGAAAAATAATGTTGTCCAACTTAAAAATAAATTTAGCTTTCATTTTAAAGCTGTTGATATTTTCAAAAAAACCGCAGCAACATATAATAATGGTAGGAGTTCAAGATCTCATTTGGTATATGAAATAGAATTAGCTTTTCCTCCAAAAAAAGGTGACCCAACAAACCTGGACACACATAATATAATAATTTGTGATTTAGCTGGAAAAGAAGGTTTGATTGATGCAAAATTAATGAATGACTACGTGGAATTTGATATTTACAAAAAAACCAGTGCCAGAATGAAACAATATTTACAGAGCAACGGCGACAAGTGGGTAGAGGATATTAAGGCAACTCCGTCAGAAAAGGTATTCAATAAACAAATGAATTATTTGGACGAATTGCAAAAAAAATATAAGGCGAAAGAAGAACCGCAATACGATGAAACAACCACTCAAAAGAAAAAAAGCGATAAAATAACGGTACCCAAATACCAATTTTGGTCGTTTGAGGGGGACAACATTATTGTTAATTTTAAGAATGATCACCCATATATATTAGATTTATTGGGCGAAGGTAGAATGATCAATTCTACATTGGAAAATTTGACATCGCAATTAAAAGGAAATAATAAATATTTGTCACCATTAAACGATTGTTATAACTTTTTTAAAACCAACCCAGAAGCTCCTTTTGATAATGATCAAAATGAAATTAAATTTCTTAAAAAAGCTAAGATATCAGAAGAATATAAGAAAAATGGTCTAATATTGCAAAGAGAATGTGGGGTTCTCAAGCTTCCACAACTGAGGCCTGAAGAATATAAATGGGGAAAAGAAGATTTGCTAGCAACAGCTACTGGTAAACAGGCTGAAAATGCAAAAAAAAAATACAACACATTACTAAAAACACGGGCATGGGTTTCAACTGAAAGACTGTTGGAGGACAAAATTAATAAAATTGTAAAAGGTGCACAAATTAATTATTATATATTATTGGCCATTAATTTGAATGATAGATCAACTAAAACAAATATAATCATGGGGGGTGATTCATCCGAAACAGTCCACGCGTTACCAGCAAATTTCACTGGTGATGGTAATCACATAAAAATGGAAGAGTATCATTATAACGAAGAAAGCATTTTAGCTACTCTAAATTATATTAGAAAGTTAGCTGTACCCATTACAGATGAAACAAACACCATTTTATCAAAATTAAATAATGAGAATAATAATAATTTATATTGCTTTACAAATCAAATAAATGGTGCTTTAAGAGAAAAAAAAACTACAGGGGATCATAACGAATTTAATAAAAACTTACCATTCAATCAAAATATTTATTTAAATATTCAAGAAGAAGGTGAAGATAACCAGCAATCTAATAATTATGAAGATCATAAATTAACATCTAATTTGGATTTTTTAATGATACATCCATTAAATGATAATTATAGTTTGGTTGATAACAAGATTTGGAATATAGAGGGTACAAAAGGGGAAGAAGATGTGACGGGTGAAGAGGATAATGAGAAAATTAATTATATATATGATATCAATACCGACAATTTCAAATGGTTATTTAACGATGATAATTTAGAGGCAGTCTTAAAATCCGAAGCAAATGAGGTGTCATGTTTCAAATTAAAAGATCCAATAGAGGTCCTAGATGTAGCGAAAAAAATGAATTATAAGAGGATGTATAATAAACATCCCATTGGACCGAATAATAAAAGTACGGACAATCACTGGGTGAAAGATAATCATTATGGTGGTAAAAAAAAATACACTAGAGACAATAGAAAGAAACATACCAGAAACAATAGAAAAAAATCACCGAAAGCAAATAAAAAGGCGTTAAAATTTGCAAATCAATCTAAAAAATACAGAAAAAAACCTAAAAAACAGACCAGAAAAAAAAAACAATAAATAAAAAGTATTTAAAATAATTATTGAATAATTTGTTATATTAATGCCACCAAAGAAAAGAGGAAGAAAACCAAAGAAAAAAGAAGATAAACCACCGCCCAAAAAGCGTGGTAGGAAGCCGAAAGGTGGTAAAATTGTCAAATTAGATTCAGCAAAAAAAATGATTGAGAAATACACACCAAACATTATAATGCACTTGAAAGTGTCTAGTTCAGATAAACCAACGGATAATATAACCAGTTTAAAATATACGCCAGAAATGGAAAACCCAGAAGGTTATTCTGGAAAATCAAATTTACAATTCCAGGTATTGGAAAAGAAACACGTTAACGAAGTCATGATAAAAGAAGAAGTAAAAAAAGATATATCAGAAGAAGTGATAAGTATAAAAGATGTATGGACAAAGTTAAATACATTAAAACATAATTTGAAAACAAATAATATTTCAGATAAAAATTCAAATTGTTTCTGGTGCACGTATCCATTTGACAACCAACCAATCCATATTCCGAAAAATTACATTGAAGATAAGATAGAAGTATATGGTTGTTTTTGCAGTCCAGAATGCGCCGTTTCACATTTAAAAAATGAGAATTTAGATACATCCACCATGTGGGATCGTTATGCTTTATTAAATAATATTTACGGAAAAATCTATAATTATGAAAAAAATATTAAACCAGCACCAAGTCCATTTTACACTTTGGATAAATATTATGGTAACCTTTCAATACAAGAATATAGAAAATTATTAACAAATAATAGGTTAATAATGGTAATTGATAAACCAATGGCTAAAATGTTGCCACAAATATATGAAGAAAATAATGAAATGCCCGATATTTTGAATAATATATTATCTACAAAAAAAACAAAAGTGAATAAATATACATTAAAAAGTAAAGAAAAATTTAAAACAAAAAGTTCAATTGTTAAAAATAATTTCAATGTTTTTTAAGAAATATGGTAACAATATTTCTTAAAATTATAAAAAGATGTTTTCGGGTTCTTGTTTTTCTATACATGCGTTATCTGGGTTCTCAACATTTTCCACATTTTCAACATTTTGATTGCCCAAATTAATATTCAATTCTGTTATTTGATCTTTTTTATTCAAATAATCTTTATATTTTGCAATATAATCATAATGTTTGTTTTGCTTATCTTTAAATTTTCTTAATTCTGTCATAATTGATTGATTAACAGAAACTACCTTATTTTTTTCTTTTTCATCCTCCTCTTCCTTTTTTTCAAAATTAGGATTTAGAAATTCTTTAATAACTTTGATAATATCATTGTCCCATTCTTTCATTTTTTTCGTTGCCATATTTTTATCATAATTTGTTTGAGAAATAATTATATTAATTTGTACATCGGACATTATATAAATCCTCAGATATATTAAAAAATGATATTAAACGATTTTTAATTAATTAATATAATAATGTCAGAATTAGGAAATTTAAATGTTGAAAGTATTGTTGATGAAATATCATCCATGCTTAATAAACGATTATCTTTCGTATCACATGCCGTAAATAAAATAAAAGAAGAGAAAAAAGATTTGGAAACAATATTGTTAGAAATCCCATATGTTAAAGATCTGAAAGAAAAGAATGAACGTTTAATGAAAGAAAATAATGATTTGAAAAGTGAACTTTCTGAATTGAAATTAACCAAACAAATAGTAATCCATGCAAATCCTGAAGCAAATCCTGAAGCAAATCACGAAGTAAATCCAGAAGCAAATCCAGAAGTAAATCCAGTAGTAAATCTGACAGCAAACAATGAGTTAAAAACAGTAAAACAAATTGAATTGGAAGTTTGTGAAAAAGAATGCGATGAAAATATTATTAGCGAAGATATGATTGTTAAAGAAATAGAAAATGATTTGGAATTGAAAAGAAAAAAACAAATGGCTGCGATGAAATCAAGATTACAAATGGATTCCAGACCAATAACAAAATTATTTACAACTTTATCAGCTGAAGATCTACGGGATAGTTGGTGTGAAGATATTTGCAAAGGTGATTGTTTTTCTCAAACATCGGATTTGGAATACGATTCCGGGTGCGGAAAATGTTTAATTAAAAGTTGTCCAGCTTGCGATAAAAAAGTACCACAAGTATTATTAGATTGTCACGAGGGTGAATGCATGGAGTGCGCATTTATTTCTTCAAAGGTTGTTATGTCCGATGACGATGAAGACGAGGAAGATGACGACGACGATGAGGAAGATGACGACGAGGAAGAAGATGACGATGACGACGACAAGGAAGAGGAAGAAGAGGAAGAGGAAGACGAGGAAGACGAAGACGAGGAAGACGAAGACGAGGAAGACGAGGAAGAGGAAGACGAGGAAGAAATCAAAGAGGATGAAGTTGAAGAAATCAAAGAGGGTGAAGTTGAAGAAATCAAAGAGGAAGAAGTTGAAGAAATCAAAGAGGAAGAAGTTGAAGAAATCAAAGAGGATGAAATCAAAGAGGAAGAAGTTGAAGAAGAGGAAGAAGAAGAGGAAGAAGAGGAAGAAGAGGAAGAAGAGGAAGAAGAGGAAGAAGAGGAAGTTGAAGAGATTGAATTTGAAGGAAAAAAATATTATGGAAATGAAATTAAAGTTGGAAATATTTACGAATATTTAGAGGATGAGGATATTGGTGATATTGTAGGGCATTATGTGGATCATCTCCCCATTATTTTTTAAATTTATTATTCATATAATATATAATGTTTGGAACGGGTATATGTACACCAGCTTTAATATATTTAGTTTTTTCAATGACACAAATATTAATAGATACAGTACAAGGTTTTTTTAACACGGCGTTAGTTAAAATGCTTTTAACAATAGTATTTACCTTTTTATTAAATCATTTATGTTTATCAGGTTTAGGGATATTATCTTGGTTAATAGTCTTTATACCATTCATTTTAATGACTGTAATTGTAACAATGTTACTTTTCGTATTTAATTTGGATCCAAAAAGCGGGAAAATGGTTAGAGCGAATGAAAATGGTAAGACAAAGCGCGATTTAGTTTTATATCATGAACATCATGGAAATGAACAAACACAACAAACACATCAAAAAAAGCAAAAAAACAAAAATTTTTACAAAATAAAATTAGATGAGGATGAATTAAAATCAGATTATAACATTGGTGTGGATATGAATTCAATGAGAGATCAACGTTTGGCCCAATATGTTTAAAATATGTTTTAAATAATATTTAAATATTATTTAAATAATTATTTTAATTATAATATATAAATGTTTAATTTTATATATTATGTAACTATTTTTTATTGTTCAATTTTCGTTTTAAATGTTATGGATAAAATAACGAAAGGTGATATTAAAAACAACGACGAATTTAAAAGCTTTATGATAAACAAATGCATTTGTATTATGTCAAAGTTTTATAAAATTAAAAGGATTTCAAAAGATGCTTATCAGCAATGTTTGAAAGATAATGACAGTGATTGTGACAGTGATTGTGACAGTGATTGTGACAGTGATTGTGACAGTGATTGCGATGGCGACATTAATTATGAAAAAAAATATAAATTTAAAATGCATTTTTTATTAGAAGATACGATCCATTCCGAAAAAGTCACAATAAGAAAAAAAAAATTCACATCATTAAGCGATAAAGTTAATGAATATATGATGGTTGAAGATATTAGGATTTATACCGAATTTAAAAATAATTTTAAGGAAATTTCAACAACAGATTTTATTGATAATAATTTAGAAGAAGTAATTAAATTTTTAAACGATAAATTGATTATTAATGAAAAATTATTTTTGAATATTGAATTAATTAATGAATTGGAAACGTTTGATTTAACAAATGAAATGCAAAAATATTTTGTGGAAGGGAATACCATTTTATCGCATGGTTTTTTGAAGAAGATTTTTAAAAAAATTTCAAATAATGAATTAAACGAAAATTATTTATTAAACATCATGACACAAGATGTAGAGATGTTTAAATTGGATAAAACACAATCAATTAGTATTTTAAAAGATGAGGATGAATTGACATTTAAATTAAACTAAAAAATATTAAAGAAAAAATACTAATTATAGATATAATGGAGGAATCCCAAAAGGTAAACTCGGTAAACACGGTAAACACTGTAAACACGGTAAACACTGTAAACACGGTAAACACTGTAAACACAGAAGTACATGATTTATATGATAAATGGGTTTTATGGGCGCATTTACCACATGATACAAATTGGTCATTGAAAAGTTATATTAAAATCTGCAAATTAAAATCGGCGGAAGACATAATTGCTTTAAATAATAGCTTACCCGATCAATTAATTAAAAATTGTATGTTATTTTTAATGAGACAAAATGTTTTACCGATGTGGGAGGATCCGAAAAATTGTGATGGTGGTTGTTTTTCATTTAAAATTACCAATAAAAATATAGCTGGTGTGTGGAAAGAAATGTCTTACTTATTAACAGGCGACACTTTATCCGGAGATCAAGAATTATTAAATAGTATAACAGGTATAACTGTTTCTCCAAAAAAATCATTTTGCATATTAAAAGTATGGTTATCAACATTAAAATTTCAAAACGTAAAAAAATTAAAAGAAATTACCGAACTACCATTTCACGGTTGCATTTTTAAAAAACATAAACCCAATTATTAATGTGTTATAAAACCATTATTTTTTTAAAATTAATTAATAAATGGTCAATATACATAATTTGATATTAGTAAGTTTATCACCAATTTTTATTTATTTTGGTATAAAAAATATATATTTTCCAATAAATATTTTTTTTATTATATGTGGGTTAATTATCATTTATATAGGTAATAATAGTTTCCGGAAGGATGGTAATTTATTATATTTATTTGAAATTTTAGTTTTAGGACCCTTATTATTTTTATTAGGATATACAAAAAATAAATATGAACATTTAAAGCATTTATTATCCGTAATAGGGATTTGTATAATAATATATTATGGTAGATTAAGCCGGTAAAGGAGCCAAACATAATTTAATATCACCTAAGCTAGCAACAGAGTATTTAACAATAAGCGGTAGATCATTTTCAAGATACATTTCAATTGAATTACAAAGATTCGTACATTTGATGAAATACCCTAGATTTTTGAGTGAAAATTCGCCTTGGATAATGGTATCCACACTTTGTTTTTGAACAAATTCCGTTACACCATCCATTTCTGTTCTACTAATTTCGCAATTTGCAAACGGTCCTTGACATTTAAATATCAATTCATTACCAACCGATTTTATTTCCAACCTTTCAGAAATATTTGATAGATCACGGATAATTTTTTGAAAATCACTGGATGGTAAATTAATGACCGATGAGAATTGTACACTTGGTAATTCCAATTCTTCTTCATCTGGTTCAATTAATTTTAATTTTTGATTTTTAGATTGTTGGATATCACCATTTTCAAATTTCAAACCCAAATAATTAACAATACCATCTGAATATTCCGATTCTTCAATATAAATAGTAAGAGTATCATCATTATCTATTGAATTAATTAATTTAAATAATTGAAACATATTCACACCAATAATTATTTTAGGATATTTACAATAATAATATTCAAATTTTTCTGCATCAAGAAATAAATGTGCTAGAATAGTATGCGATTTATCCATATTAATAATACGCATACCATCTTTTTGGAAAGTAATATTTGTTTCAAGTAAAATATCCTTTAAAGCGGTCATTAAAGTTCGGAATGGCGCGATCTGAACTGTTTTTATTTCTAACACATATTTTGAACTCATATACATTTTTTGCGTAATAATCTTTAAATACTTATAATAGGTGATAATGTTATGAAACTTGTTTAAAATTAAAATATATATATAATTATTATGAAAAAGTCAATTGATAAGATTATCAGCTTATATGAGGATAATAATGATAATAAAGAAATATGCGATAAGATAACCAGTTTTATATGTAATAGATTGCCAATAGAAGTTGTATGTTGGACGAAAGAATTGGATAAAAATAATATAAATGTAGAAAAAACAACATTTATATCGCAATTTTTAAACGATGATTCCAAACAATTCTATTATATTAAAGAATCGGACACATTCGTAAAATACAATAATGTGAATTATTCGTTAATCGGTGAAGATGAATTATTGTATTTAATTTTAAGCGAAATATCCAAAAATAAAATATTATTGTCAAAAAAACAACAGATAAAAAATATTATAATCAAAGAAATAAAAACAAACATATTTGGCTATGGTATCCCAGAGTCAATCACTATTCAAAATATTATAAATTACCTATATCCGGTATTGTTTAAAACTAAATCGGAAGCCAAGTATTTTTTATGTATTTTAGGAGACAATATATTGCAAAAAAAAAACATAACCCACAATATCGTCAGAAATGAATATTTTATTTTTTTACATCATGTTAATAATTGTTTTAAGGATTATTATAAATATGACGTAATTGATAATTTTTCAAATTCGGTTATTGAACCTAGTAGAGTAATGGATTTTAAAGGATCTATTCACAATAAAGTATTTTGGCAACATTTTATTGAACATAATATATTAAATATATTAGCAGTTTCAATGCATTATTCGCAGAGGTATGATAATTCTGAATATTATTTAGAAAATAAAATAGAAAATAAAGAAAAAATATTATATTTCGCAAACAATAATAAACAAGAAATAGTTGAAAAATTTATACAGAAAAAAATATCAAAAAACAAAGAAAAAAATATTACAAAAAAAGAGATATTTTATATTTGGCAATCATTTTTAATAGAAGAAAATGTTCCATCTATTTTTAAAGATGAAATTGATTTTTATTCAAACTTATCCTTAAAATGTGACAAAAATGTATATAAAGAAATTTTTTCAGAAAATCTGTTAATTGTGAGGGAATTTAATAGTTTTTGGAAAGAATGTATGAATGAAGATAAAAATGAAATGATAGAAGTCAGCGAAATATATTGGTTTTTCAAACAAAAAACCAACATTAAATCTTCCGAGAGAGAATTGGTATCAATAATAGAATATTTTTACCCATGTACAACCATAACAAATGGTAAATATATACATAACTATGGTTGCGTTTTATGGAATAAAAAAGAAACGATAAAAAATGTTATTATTAAAATGAAAGAAGATGTAAAAACCATGACATATATTAATTTGTATAAAAAGTATTGTCAGTATTTAAAGGAAAAAGATGAATTGGTGGTAAATAAAACGTATTTTATGGGGGTAATTAAAGAATGTCTAATGGTGTTGCGTTTCACCCCAAAAGGTATAATGCTTTGAATGTGTATATTGTGAAATTATTTTTGTAAATATAAAGAAAAACATAGCCGTATGAATATAATAAATACTCGGATTAATCAATGTTAGCATACATGCTATAGCCATAACTGTGGCGCCAATATAAAATGGATCTTGAAAAAATCTATTCTCGGATACAGATAAATCAATATATCCAGCTATTGCTAAAATAGAAAATGCTATTAATTTTAAAAGGTTTGAAAATGTATTATATTTCATTAATATTAATTAATATTTAAAAAAAATATTAATTAATCCGATTTAACGTTTGCGTTTTTTTCTGCTTTTGCTTTTTTTTCTTTTGCTTTTTTTCATGGTGGATACCATGCCTTTTTTCATTTTTTGGAATTTTTTACCTCTGTTTTTTCGTGCGAGATCAATGTATTTACCAAGATGTTTTTGTCTTTTGGCAGTTTGACTTTTTTTACGTGAAACAATTTTACCGTCTTTTTTTTGCATAAGATGTTTTTTGGTAAGAGCTTTTTTGCCTGGATTAGTTTTATATGCTGTTCCATGCCAAACTTGGGCACGAGAACCGACGAGCATTGAATATTTTTTACCAGCAATCATAACACCACCATCAGATGTACGTTTCCAATTTCTAAGAACCATTATTATACAATATAAAAAGAAAAAATTTTAAAAGTATTTCTAAATAAACGCATAATAAAATTGATTTTAAAATAATCATTTAAAAAGAATTATTATTATTATTATACTTTTATAACAATGTCTAAAACGATTCCAACTAACGCAAGACCAACTATCCCAACGAAAGCTAACCCGACAAACCCAACAAACCCAGCAAAAGCGAAACCCGCAAAAGCAAAAGCCGCAAAAGCAAAAGTAAAACCAGTAAAAAAAAAACTTGATAAAAAAACAATTATAAAAAATAATCTTGCTAAAAAATATCAAAAGAAAACTGACATTGAACACATTTTGGATGCACCAGATACATATATTGGTAGTGTTGAACCAGATTTAGAGCATAACTGGTTATTGAATAAATCAAATGAAATGGAATGGCGAGAATATACCTGGACTGCCGGATTTTATAAGTGTTTTGACGAAGGCATTGTCAATTGCCGCGATCACAAAATTAGATTGGACGAAAAAATAAAAAATGGTGATAAAAAAATAATACCTGTTAAAAATATTGAAATAACTGTGAATAAAGATACAGGTGTTATAACAATGTACAATGACGGGAATGGTATTGACATCGCTAAACATCCCGAATATCTTATTTGGATACCTGAGATGATTTTTGGACATTTGAGAACCGGTTCCAATTACGATAAATCAGAAAAAAAGATTGTTGGTGGTAAAAATGGTTTTGGTTTTAAATTAGTTCTCATTTACGCTCTATGGGGTGAAATTGAGACTGTTGATCATATTAGAAAATTGAAATATATTCAACGTTTTGAGAATAATTTGTCAAATATTTGCAAGCCAAAAGTAACGAAAACCACGGTTAAACCGTATACTAAAGTATCTTGGTTACCAGATTACAAACGTTTTGGTATGGAAGGTTTAACGGATGATCTATTTAATTTGTTAAAGAAAAGAACCTTGGATATTTCAGCAGTAACTGATAAAACGGTAAGAGTTAAATTTAATGATGAATATTTCCCAAGTAAAACATTTGAACAATATGTAGATTTATATATTGGTGCAAAATCTGAAACAAAACGAATATATGAAAAACCACATTCAAGATGGGAAATCATTGTATGTTTGAGTCCGTTGGATGAATTCACACAAGTATCTTTTGTGAATGGTATTCATACTAAAAAAGGTGGTAAACACATTGAATATATCATGAATCAAATTGTAAAAAAAATGGTCGCGTATATTGATAAAAAGAAAAAAATAAAGGTAAAACCCATCACAATTAAAGAACAATTAATGTTGTTTTTGAATTGCGTTATTGAAAACCCCGCATTTGATAGTCAAACCAAAGAAACATTAAATACACCGTTATCAAAATTTGGTTCAAAATGTGAAATTTCGGATAAATTCATTGACAAACTCGCGAAAATGGGTGTAATGGATGCCGCTATTTGTTTGAACGAGGTTAAAGCAAATAAAGCAGCCAGAAAATGCGACGGTAGAAAAACAAATAATATTCGCGGTATTCCCAAATTAATGGACGCTAATAAAGCAGGTGGTTCACAAAGTCACATGTGTACATTAATTTTATCAGAAGGGGATTCAGCAAAAGCGGGTATTGTTTCAGGATTAAGTAAAGATGATAGAAATTTTTACGGAGTTTTCCCACTCAAGGGTAAATTATTAAATACAAGAGATATTTCTCAAACAAGAGTGAATAATAATGCCGAAATTACAAATATCAAAAAAATTTTAGGATTAGAAACTGGTAAAAAATACGATACAAATGAAAAAATAAAAAAACATCTCAGATATGGTAAAGTACTATTCATGACAGATCAAGATTTGGATGGTGCACATATTAAAGGATTATGTATTAATATGTTTCAAACTCAATGGCCTGAATTAATTAAATTGGATGGATTTATGGGTTTCATGAATACTCCAATTTTAAAAGCGAAAAAGGGTCCAAGAGAATTGTCATTTTATACGGAAAGTAAATATCATAAATGGAAAGACAAAAATAATGCAGGTAAAGGTTGGAAAATTAAATATTTTAAAGGATTGGGTACCAGTTCTGCTAAAGAATTTAAAGAATACTTCAAAAAAAAGAAAATGGTTACATTTGAATATGGGAGCGATGCCACGTGCGGTGATTCCATTGCAAAAGTATTTGATAAAACTAGAGCCGACGATCGGAAAGTTTGGTTGGGAAACTATAATAGAGATGATGTTTTAGATGTGGATAAAGACAAAATTTCATATACGGATTTCGTAGATAAAGAGATGAAACATTTCTCAAAATATGATTGTGACCGTTCAATTCCAAATATGGTGGATGGTTGGAAAATCAGTACTCGGAAAATTTTGTTTTCCTGTTTTAAAAGAAATTTAGTAAACGAAATAAAAGTTGCTCAGTTATCCGGTTATATCAGTGAACATTCAGGTTATCACCATGGTGAAATGAGTTTAATTAAAGGTATTATTGGCATGGCGCAAGAATACGTTGGGTCAAATAATGTAAATGTTTTAATGCCGAATGGTCAATTTGGTTCCAGATTAATGGGTGGTAAAGATCACGCTAGTGAAAGATATATTTTCACAGCATTAAATCCCATGACAAAATTTATTTTCAGAGAAGAAGATAAAGCAATATTAAATTATCAAGATGATGATGGGTTAATGGTTGAACCGGATTATTATGTTCCAATTATTCCTTACGTGTTAGTAAATGGTGGAAAAGGTATTGGTACCGGTTTTAGTTACGAAGGATTATCATATAATATGGGTGAAATTATTACTTATTTGAGAAATAAAATTAATAATACTAATAAAAATATTGAACTGCATCCTTACTATGAAGGATTTAATGGTACGGTTATTAAAAATTACGAACATTCAAAAAAATATTTAATTAAAGGGAAATATGAAATTATTAATTCGGATACAATTAAAATAACAGAATTGCCAATTGGTAGTTGGACAACGGATTATAATGAATTTTTAGAATATTTGATGTCAGATAAATCCAAAAACGGTAAGAAAAAAATCCCGATTATTAAGAAAAAAACTGATTTGTGCACGGATGTATTAATTGAATTTACAGTTAAATTTTACCCGGGTATTTTACCAGGTTTGATTTCAACCAAATACAATGAACATATCAATATGCTTGAGAAAACCATGAATTTAACAACGACGAAAAGTTTGACAAATATGAATTTATTCACCGAGACGCATTGCTTAAAAAAGTATGGTAATGTGTATGATATATTTGATGATTACTATGTTATTAGAAAAGCCGCCTACAATAAAAGAAAAGAATATATTATCAATAATATGCAATATATAGTAAAAAAATTAACAAATAAAGCTAAATTCATTTTAGAACAATGCGAAGATGTGATTGATTTAAGGAAAAAGAAAAAGGAAGAAGTTATTGAAATATTAAAAACTCGCGGATATGATGTTTTGGATGGGGATGAAGAATATAAATATTTAAGAACTATGCGAATTGAACAAGTTGAGGAAGAAAATATGAATAAATTATTGAAAGAAAAGGGTGAGAAAATTCATGAATTGGAAATATTGAAAAATACAACTATTGAAAATATGTGGTTAACTGAATTGAAAGAATTAGAAACAATGTTCAAAAAATATAAAATTCAGCGAAGAGCTAGACAATTTGGAATCAAAACCAAAAAAGTAAAAAAGGTTAAAAAAAGTAAATAGTTAAAAAAAGTAAAGAAAAGTAAATAGTTAAAAAGTAAAGAAAAGTAAATAGTTAAAAAGTAAAGAAAAGTAAATAGTTAAAAAGTAAATAGTTAAAAATAGTTAAAAAAAGTTAAAAAAAAATTAATATTTTATTATTTTTTTTTTAAAAAAATGGTTTCATGATAAGGGTGTTGGAATGATAGCTTGATTTAGGCAAATCAATTGGGTTAGCGATATGACTAACATGTTGTTTATATTTGATGTAACTAACCGCTTCATTATATATTTGTGGTACAGCGAAATTAATAACAAATGAATCAAGTTCTTGAATTTGTGATGTAATATTATTACATAAGTTTTTTGAATGTTGTAGATATATTGCTCTCATGATTGTCTTCAAAACATCTTGATCTTGATAACCAATATTATAAACACCTTTTGATTTTTTATGAACACCCACTATTATGGCTTTCTGTAAAAGATCAATATTATCAGCAGAAAAAAATGCTTTTGATAATACAGAAGCTTCAAAATGCCCAACCAATGCATTTTTATATTCAGTTGATCTTTCTGCTTTAGGTGTTTCATATAATAAAAATCTATCAACATTATTATGTCCAATAATATTTACACGTCCGTTCATATATATCTTAGCAAAAGAAAAAATAATAGTATTTATTTATATAATGAGTTTCAACCGAACAGTTTTAACAGTTGCAACAGTTATTTTTATAATATTGTTGACAGTGACAGCAATAATGATTAAAAGTAATTATAAAAATGATTTATTTCCACCTGAAATCCCTAAATGTCCCGATTTCTGGGAAGCACAAGATGGTGGCGGGTGCAAATGGAAAAGCAAAAATCCCGACACATCCGTTGCTGATCTAAATCCTACAACAAATCTGTTTTTAAGTGGAGATAGTTTGTTAAAAAGAAAGGAAAAATGTACATGGGCAAAGGAAAATAATGTTATGTGGGATGGTATTTGGGATGGCGTGAAAGGTATTAAAGGTTGTTGATAAATATAATAAAGTCACTATAAATATAAATATATGCTATTGAAAACTATATATTTATTACCAGAAGATGTTGTAAAATATAAAATTTTACCATATATATCAATATCTCAATTATTATTAACCAATAAAAAATATTATGAAAAAAATATTATACAAATTAGATTGAAAAATATAACGAAAAATAAAGAGGGTATTTCATTGTCTTACTATATAAAAAAAATTATCGGTTTGCAATTAAATTATATATTTTCATTATTGATAAGTGCGAAATATGATCATTGGAATAATATAAAAAGATATACTGACCATTCGTATAGATACGATACATATATTTGTTTTTTAGATGAATTATGCGTTGAATTAAAATCAAAAAAATGTATAAATGTCATTAAAGATTACCAGAAAAAAAACAATAAATGTCGTATAAAACGGCGTCGCGGCAAAGCATCGTAATAATGTATCGTAAAGCATCGTAATAATGTTCGTAAAAAAAAGTATAAAAAAATGAATCTTATTAATAATAGATGGAACAGCTAAATTTGAATTTACTATTAAATAGAATAAATTGTGAAAAAATATTTACGGAATCGTTGATTAATTTTGAAGCTGATAAAAAGAATAAGATAATTAAAAGGGGCATTTATATATATGGTTCACCCGGGAGTGGTAAAAGTTATTTTGTTAAAGAAATGTTAAAAAAAATGAAATATGATATTGTGTTGTACGACGCAGGTGACGTGCGCAATAAATCCGTAATTGACATGATAACCAATCACAATATGTCTGATATAAATGTATTAAGCTTGTTCAATAAAAAGAAAAAACCGATTGCGATTGTGATGGATGAAATTGATGGTATGAATAATGGTGATAAGGGTGGTATAAATTCTCTCATAAAATTAATTAGACCTAAAAAAACAAATAAGCAAAAAAAGGAACAAATGACAATGTTGCCCATTATTTGCATCGGGAATTATCATATAGATAAAAAAATTAAAGAAATAATGAAGATATGTATACCAATTGAGTTGAAGAAGCCTTCGGATGACGAAGTTGAAAATATAATAAATATTTTAATGCCGAATATAAGTAATATTATCAAACAAAATCTAATAGATTACATAGAAGGTGATTTGAGAAAACTGAATTCATCTTACGAAATATATATGAATCATAATCAGATATTGAAAACGCATTTATTTCATAATATTTTTAAAAAGAAAAATTTTAACGAAGATACAAAAGATATAACACGTAGACTTATTAATAATCATTACCCCATGTCTCAACATTTCCTGTTGATGAATGAAACAGATAGAACAAGTGTTGGATTATTATTTCATGAAAATTTGATTGATTATTTATCAGATATTAAGGATAAATCATATATAAAGGAATACATTCAAGTTCTTGAAAACTTTGTTTTTTCCGATTATATTGATAGAATAACCTTTCAAAAACAAATATGGATATTCAATGAAATGACTTCGTTACTAAAAACCTTTTACAATAATCATATCTTTCATAAAAATATAAAGAATAAAAAAAATAAAAAAAATAAAGATATAAGATTTACTAAAGTATTAACAAAATATTCAACCGAATATAATAATATAACCTTTATTCAAAATTTATGCAATAAACTCACAATGGATAAAAAAGATTTATTTTCATATTTTTTATTTTTAAAAAAAAAACATAAATCGCATGATATAATTTACGACATATTTTCAAATAATAATTGCGATATAACCAAACTAGAAGTGGCTAGATTATATAGATTTTTAGATAAATATTACGAGAAATATGATCCAAATGAAGAGTAAAAATTTTCAATAAAATATATTTTCAATAAAAATATATTTTCAATAAAAATATATTTTCATATGTTCAATTTTTTACAAAATTTTTACAAAATTTACTTGTGTTTATTGGCAAATCCGGAAAGTCCCGCTACATTTCTTTCCCCGGTAAAGGTATCAATTACTTTACCCGCTTGCACCATTAATATGGTTGGGTACCCAGACACATTCCATTTTTTCGCTTCTGTATCATTTTTGCCTGCAACCATGGTCTTGGTAGGTACACTTGATTTTTTTTCAAACTTATCCCATTCGGGTTGCATATTTTTACAATGCCCGCAACCATCCATTTTAAAAAATACCATTGTTTTCTTTCCAGCATTACCTTCTAAATATTTATTATTACCAACGATCCATCGCATTTTTTTAAAAAGAACGTACAATAAATATACACCCAACAATGCTAAAATAAGACGCACGGTTTTATCCTGTTTCTTTACTTTTCGTAACATTTTTTTAACTATTTTTGGAAGTGTCATTATAATATAATATAACATATTAAATATTCGCATAAAATTTAAGAAGCGATTTATCTTTTATAAACGAAGATGGTTTTAAATTAGTTTCTCTACAATAATTTGGATTCATATTAACTAATAACTTTCTTTTATCAAATGTATTAAATTGGTGAGCAAAACATAAAATACTTTTTCTCGGATCTAATTGAGCCAGAGGAACTGTATAATCTTTCAGAAATTTCTTTTCTTCAGCCATCTCAGCATTATCGTCATACTTTGTTTGTTTCAATAATTCCCTTTTAAATGCAAAGGTACCGGCGGTTGCATGCATTGGGCCATATGGACCAAATTGGTATATTTTATCTAAATCATTGAAATAAATATAAACGACACTGCTACCAACGGCTAAAGCTTTCGGTTGACTTCTTAATCTATTTACAGCATGATTAATTCTCTCGGGAGGGTAATAATCATCATCATCCATATATACAATAATATCTCCTTTCGTTTTTTCATGCATTAAATTTCGTTTTCTTCCCAATTTAATTTTTTCTTCATATCTGAAATATTTCACACATTCAACGCCTTTAAATAAGTCTTCAACTGAATCTTCACCATCGTCAATGATAATCCATTCAATTAATTCTTTTGGATATGATTGTGCTTCAAAACATCTAATTAAATTGGGAATAAAAATACGTCTATTATATGTTGGTGTACACACACTAACAAATGGTTTACCACTTGCAGATACTTTCTTTTCTCTTTTTTTTCCCATTATAAAATAATATAATTGTTTTTATTTATACTATTTTTTAATATAATTGTTTTTATTAATACTATTTTTTAATATAATTGTTTTTATTAAGTGTTCCCCATTTTTTCGGTGTCCTTTTTAATTCTTCGTATCTCGGCTTCATTATCCACAACATTCTGTGATTTGTTAGCATTTGCCATGGTTCTCATTTTTTCACCAGCCGTAGCTTTTAAACGCCCAATCATTGTTCTTTCTGGATCATAATCAGGATTTTTACATTTTCCAGAGGATTTTTCATCTGGTTCAACGTAGTCAGGTTCACAACCTTCCGTACAATCGCGCGATTTTGGTGATTTATTGCTTAGAGATCCATAGTATGAGCTCTGTTTCATTAATAATAAAATAACAATTGCACCACCAACTGTTCCCAAAATCATTTCACGGTTTTCTTTTGTAATGAAACTAAAAAATCCTTCACTTTGGTAAACACCTAAATCTTTCGCTTTTGTTCCACTGAGATATGTTCTAAAGTTTTCTAACCATATACCTACTGCTAAAATAGCCCAGATAAATTTATAATCCCAAATAATATTTGCCCATGTTTTAATTACAGTTTTTAAACCATCTCCCTCTGTTTCTTGTTGTCCAATTAAAATAGACCCAAACCATAATATATGTAAAAACATTACTCCAAACGTCGCAAACCCCGAAGTCAGCATGAGTAATATTGGTTGAAGTAAAAATAACTGCAAATACCACAAAACGGTCCACCCCCAACTTTCGGGTTTTTCTCTCAAATGGTCTGATTTTGCAATGTTCCAAAATACAGTTTTCCCCCAAGCTACAAATCCGAACATTAGTACAAACACCATCATTATGGGCATTACCATAAAAATTAATAACGGGATGCACAAGAATACTACAAAAAAATCGCTTAACCATAATTTTTTATTAATTTTGTTAATTTCTCCCAAACTACCCCAATGATTTGATTTATAGAATGTATTTTTAATCACACTAAATACGGAATAATACATTCTTGTAGTCCATGTCAATGTTAAATAAAATGGAACCAAACATAAATACTGTACGTCCAATTTACCCTTCGCGAGTGCCGCAGCAACGTCTTCGTCTTTACTTTTTTTTGCATCGGATTTTTTTTCAATTCTTCTTTTTTTATTTTCGTCCCTGTCAGTATTACCACCACTTTGTTTTTCACTTTTTTTACCTTTACCACTTCTATTTGGGGCTGACGGATATAGAAATGGACTCAACCATGGCCAAAAAATTTTAGAATATTGTTTTTTTTTAGATGGATTATATGCTTCTTCTTTAACTATACCCAATAAAGGATCCTTTGTAAATAATAATTTATCAGTTTCTATTGGTCCACATTTTATATATTTACCTCTTGTGGGGTCAATTGAATTAGTTTTTGAGAGTGGCGTACCTTTAATTTTAAATAGGACTGCTGCAAAAAAATAGGCCAATAGAGCTATAGCTAAACTACCAATCAATGGTTTTTTTAAAAAGATATCAACCGTATCAATATTTTTAACACAATTATGTTTAATATCATCCCAAACATGAGGAGTAATTTTTTTTTTACATTCATTTTTTAGATCTATTAATGATTTTTCTTTTTTACTCATATATAAATAATATTACATAAAAATATTATTAAAAAAATCAAGTGTTTAGAATTTGGATATATTTTACCTAAATTATTAATGGTTACCATTTCAATAATTAAATAAAAATATAATATATAATTATATGACATGGAGTGAAAAATTTATATCGGGATTAATGATTATCGTGTTATTTTTTGTAGTATTCAACATATATGTTGATTTTAAGGACTATTTTTTTACAAAGGATATGGGTGTCTTTGACATTTTTTTTAAAAATAGTATAATAATATAATGGATTTAGTATATTCCAGTTTCAAATTGATACTATATTTTTTTATATTATTTGTTTTTGTTTTTGTTATAGCAAATATGTATATAGATTTAACAAATGATTTACGAGAGAAAGATAATATTAAAAAAGTTAAAAAGTATAAGAAAAATGTTAGAAATTGGTGGGGTATAAAACCATTAAAATGGTGGAACATTTTTAATAATAAAAATGAGAAACATAACAAGAAAATGGAAGAATTTGTAAATGTAAGACAAAGAAGTTTTAATGATAATAAATTTCAAAAAATAATATTACCAGACGTTAAAAATTATGATTTAGAAATAGCTGTTCCAATGGATCAGAAGATATACGCAACTGTACAGGGAAATTGGGGATTTAACACGGATGAGTATGGCGAAGGCTTTAGCATTGGTATTTACAGGGACGGGTACACCGCCGATGGTAGTTTACTTAAAGGTGTTAGCGAAAAAAGATATAAATTTATGTTAGAAAGAGGTCCATACGTCATAAAATACGAAGTTAGACAAAATGAAAACCCAAATCAAGATATTAAAGTTTTTGTCAACAATAAAGAAGTTTTATATGTGAAAAATGAGGGGGTTTCTAGTGGTAAATTGCAATTTATAGGAACGAATGAAACTATTTTAAATAAAAAAACAGATTCAACGGCGGAAGGAAGAAGACCTTTAGATTATTTAAAATTTATACCAAAATCAAATGAATTGAACAATTAAAAATCTTTTTTATATATATATTAAATGAATGTATATATATTATTATTTTTAGCAATATTAATCGCTGGATATTTTATATTAAATAAAGAAAAAATAAAAGAAGGTGCCACAAACAAAAAAACATACCATACATTAAAAACAATACGTATTAATCATACACGAACTATTAAGCCAATATCTACAAGTGAGGCAGATTGTAGAAATGTTGCCAAAAAATTAGGGTTAAAAATAGGTGGAGGGGGGTTTAGCTTTGCTGGAAATTACAATCACATTGGATTATACGCTTATAATAATGGAAAGTATAAAAACATGGCTTTTTTCGGGAAAACCGAAAAATTGGGAGGAAGCGTAAGAAACAGTTTCTGGTACAGATGTTCCGCAGGTAGTAGTTACGCTACACACAATTATTCTACTCTAACCCCATGGCAGAGAGAAAAAGCAACCAAGAGATGGGGGCGTGATCCAAAAAGATATGCTTGTAAACAAGGTTGTAAGCGGGGTAGTTGTATACCAATGGCATTGGGTTCAATGAGAAATAGAAAAGAAGAGAGAGACGCACTATTAAAAAAAAATAATATTAAACGACAACCTATATTATCACCTATCAAATATAGACCAACATTAGAAGAGAGGGGACGCTATCCAAAGCTTATTAATAGTAGAAATGAGAACATACTTCTTACAGAAGTGCAATCTAAAAAATGGTGTAAGAATCCAACAGATAACTATTATGTAAATTTCAATGGTTTAATATATAAAGATCAGGGTTTTGGCAACGAAACAAAAATAAAAATTATACGAGTTAGAAACAAAAGAAGAAAGACATTTTACACATCGTCTAATAACACTACAAGGGGTGGTAAAACAATAAACATGGAAAACATCCCAATTCAATCTGGAGATTCAATCGTAGCTTTTTGTAATTACACGAAAAGCGGTAAGTCGGCGGTTCTAATCAGCCTGACATCTATAACAATATTGGTAGAAAAGCGCAATTGTAGTGGTAAGTGGGGACCATGGACACACGCAACTGCGGAAGCAGATATAATTGGAGGTAATAGTATAGGTTGTGGTGAAAGAAACTATATAATTACCAAAGAAGCCAAATATGGTGGGACAGAATGTGAAGGAAAAGAAAGCCGAACATGCAAACCCATAGACTGCGAATATGACTTCACCGATTATACAGAAGTTGGAAATATAAAAACAAAAAATATTATTATGAATACAGAGGCACAATTTTTGGGGAAATGCGATTACTCCAACAACTATGTTGAAACGAAGAAAATACGTGCAATAAATTGCGAACCATGTAATGATAATGATGATTGTTATCAATCAAAATGTGTTGTTCCAGAAGACGGTAAAATTCCGGGTTGTTTTTCAAGTCAAATGGATATTAATAACAGTTTAAAATATTGTTCAGAGAAAGCCATGAATGACGAAACACACAATAACAAAGTACTGAAAGTTGATGGGATGTCAAACAGGGAAGGGATGTCAAACAGAGAAGGTCTTGAAAATATTGGTGTAGCAGCTGGAACAATAATTGAAATATTTCCAAATTTTTCGGGTTTGGCAAAAGAAAATATAATAACAAATGGTACATTTGAAGCATATGGGACTACGGATAAATGGTATAAATATACCTTTAATAATGATGAAAGTACATTATTTACCAATTTGTTAATACTATTCAAAGCCGATATCGGAAAATTTAAAAATTTTTCAGATTTTAAAGATGTGTTATATCCGGAAAACCTTCAAACCCACAACTTTATGAGTGTGAATAGTGAAACGGAAATTGGTAAGGACTATTCACAGGCAGAATTTTCATTATATGTGAATAGTAAAGGTGATTCATTTATCATTATTACACCCGAAATAACACAAGATGGAAACGCTTCTCCTATCATTGTTGAAGATAAATTTTTACCTGAAATTAAAATACACTATAATAAAACTGGTTATGATAAAGATACATTTTATATTTTCAATAGTCATGTATTGCCCGATACAGGCAATGGAAAACTGATACAGGTTGGTGCAGAACTCCCAACCATTGAAGATCTTAAAAGTTTGATTATAATGCCCAGAAATACATTTTACATCAAATTTAAAAACTTATCAACTAAATGTAATTCTATTTCAACAATAAACACATTTTCAGGATCAACGGCGATAGGGGAAATGCAAGTGTGTGGCAACGATAAATATGACACCCTGTGTAGATTAAATTATATTGCACCCACCGACCAAACCGTTCAAACACCTAGATGTTTTAAAGCAGATGATACATTAATGAATGACGATTTAGATAATTATTTAAAAAAATGCGCCGACATAACAGGGATGATAGCAGATCCAGAAAATACAGCAAAATGCATAACAAATAAAAATCATAACGAAGATGGCATTGATTTAACAGACGAGCATTTGAGAAGCTGCTATTTATATGGAGATAATTTGACAAAAAAATGTGATTCAAAACAAAAAATGGAAGGGGATTGTTTATGTAAATTTGAAAAAGAATATGGTACGGGAAATGCCGGAAAAGGTGAATCAAACGAAAAAGTGGTAAGTTTAACAGGAGTACCAATTGTACAAGATTCATATTGTAAAGCCGTTGAAGATGAAGATTTAACTTGGAACGAATGTGCAGAGTACTCAAAATGGACGTTGGGGGATGAATACGGCGAAATCAAAGCCAAATACTTCAACTATGGTGACAATAAGATTGACAATAAGATTGACGGTGAAATTGAAAAAATGGGTTATAGAATGGGTTGTCAAGCAGTTTCCACTGCCACGGGCAAGATAGGTGATTTCGTACACGTTGATCATAAACGATATGGTAAAAGAACATCTGAAAGAAAATGGAACGGACTAAATCAAACTGAATTAGCCAATGTCAAAAAATTGAGAGAGAAGAATAATCCAATATGTAAACGAGAATATGATCTCAAACAATTAGAACAAGCTGCCAAAAATATAACTGAAAGCGAAATTGAAATCACCGAACATATTGAAATACCCGGAATGGAAAATAAAAATTTAATAACGGGTGAATTTTTAGTTACAAAAACTTCAACATCCAGACGAGCCATGGCAAAATTAAATTGTAATATTAATAATTCATGGGATGCCTGCTACCTCTCCGGTACAACCGAATTATTAAATAAAGGTAAGCAATTGATAACGGATGCGGGATTTAAAGAATTTAATTTGTACCCAGAAGAAACAGAGGGCGAAACAAAGGGCGAAACAAAGGGAGAAACAAAGGGCGAAACAAAGGGCGAAACAAAGGGAGAAACAAAGGATGGATTTATAGGATTTCGTGGAATAATTGAAGGCGAAGGCGAAGATGGTAAAGCAGCCACGATTTCAACATGTTTAAAAAATTGCGCTCCTGTTAGATTTTCAAACGGTAATTGCAGTGACGATCTTACGACCACAAAGGATGTAAATGGCATTCAACGTTTCTTTAAAATGTGTCCACAAGAATGTTTGGGACCCATTGATCCAAGATACGAAGACATTGATACTAGTGGTGGAATGAACGATGATGGTACCAAAATAATATATGATGAATTAATACATGGGTGTAGAACGTCAAAACAATGTGAAGAAACATGTAATAAAACTGAAATTCAAATGAAACATGTTTATGATAATAGATGTACAAAAGATGATTGTGGTTCATCTTTATTAAAAAGTCAATATGAAAAACCAGCAACGGATGGTAAAATAAAATACAACAATACCATAAAAATATCACAAATCCCATTAACAACCGAAAGAATAAATAAATATACCACAACAAATAAAGGGCGAATTGTCAGTTTCGGTACTAAAGGTAATCGCGAATTGGCTATTTTAAATTTTATTGAGTATATGAAAAAGACATCAACGTTTCAAATTATCGGGATATCTTATAAAAATGTAGCAGGCACTCCCGATATATTACATATTATATATAAAAAATCAAATGTTGCACCCAAATTAGAATATGATGAAGATACCGCATGGAAAACATTTATACATAAAAGGAGATGGGAAAATTATTGGGTTGACCCAAACAAGCCATCCATACAAGCTTTAAATCGCGATTTAACTCAAGCTGAAATGCAAAGAATGCAAGGTATAAATCTCGGTATATCGGAAAAAGCATTTGCAAAGATGCCAACGTTTTGGGAAAATGATAAAACCAAAAATGCAACTTCCGGTCAAATATGCGATTGGGTAAATGATAAGATTAAAGCTGGTGTTTTGACAGATAAAGATGCATGCACGGGATCATTTCAATCAAGTTGGGATTCTCACACTCTTGGAATAGGAAAGAGTCCGGCAAGTGGTATAAATTTTGAAGAGTTTGAACAAGTTTATAATTTAAATGAGAATACCGAAGAAGGTAGTCCGTATACAGATATGTCAAATTCATTGGACATTGGGCAAAAAGATATATCGTTGGATGATTATTATAAGAGACGGTTACTAAATAGTAAGGTGGAAAATAGATTGGGTGGGTCTGAAAATGCGTATACGAAAACATATAAACCGTTAAATCCTAATGCTAATCCAAAATTCTTCAATTCTGCGTGGGGTTTATTCCATTAATTTATTTTTCAAAAAATATTTTTCAAAAAAATAAGGTAAATGGATAAAAAAAAATTAGATAAAAGTTTACCTAATTTTTTTAAAAAATTTAAAATAATGTTTTGTTAATTGATGTGGGTAATCCATGACCAAATAAAATCATATACACTAACATTAATGCGGCTAACAGAATACTTCGGTTTTCCGCCACGGAGGGTTTTTGACCCATACCAAAGAGCATGAAAATATATAATAAAATGCCAATTATTATAGAATGCAATAACATAGTTAATCCTCTTTCCATTTTTATATTAATAATAGAGAAAAAAATATTCAAAAATTTAAGTTTACCTAATTTTTTTGAAAAATTTAAGTTTACCTAATTTTTTTGAAA